TGGGCATCGTCGCCGGACGAACCAATCTGGGCATCGTCGCCGGACGAACCAATCTTGGCACCGTCGCCGGACGAACCAATCTGGGCATCGTCGCCGGACGAACCAATCTGGGCACCGTAGCCTGAAGAATTATCCTTTATGCTCGTTTTTATTTTTTCAGGTGATGTGATCTCTTTTAGCCATTCGACTCCAAGATTGATCATGTCAGCCAATTTTAACTCTGCTTTTATTTTAATCTTCGATGAGCAAATCTTTGTCCCTCTATCCTCCTTGGATATATTCCCGTCTTGCTCTACTTCGCAAAACCTAGATCCTATCATGGAATAATGATCAAAAACTTCAAATGGGCTTTCGCAGGCGTGAAAACCTCTGTTACACACCTTGATCTCTCCATCCATCTCATATTCCTTACCGATTTCATATTGAAAATCCCGACATTTTAAATTTTTATCAAATCCCTTGTAAGATTTTATAGCAGCCATTTTATTTATCGTTTATAAGTTTAATGATATCTTTTCTTATCTCTATCAATTCTTCTTTGCTAAGTGTCTTTAATTCGTCTAGGATATCGTCCTTTCTCGATCGATTCGGTCTTGATGGGGCTTGTACCACGTACAACACCCCGAAATCATTTTTCTGACTCATAAGTCATTATAACTATTTGGCGTACCACAATAAAGATTGATATGATCGCTAGGATCAAGAGGTGAATATTGAGAGGTTTTTCGTACCACTCAAATATTGACACTATTGATATCAGCCCTAATATGGTAGCTGCGATCATCCTTAGCGAGAAGATGATAATGCTCTTTATGGCCCGGAATATCTTCCAGAACCATGCTTGGTTTCTCTTTATCATATGTTGTTGATTTAAATTTCTTGATGTGAAAAGGCCTCATATCCTCACGGACGGAGACCTGCGTTGCACTTTCGTGAAATAATTGATTGAATAGCATCCGCTAGGGATGAAACGTGCTCCCTGCCGGGCTTGAACCGGCGACCTTCCGCTTATGAGGCGGCTTCTCTTACCTACTGAGATAAGGGAGCGTTTGCCCGTCTTTCCGGGCCGCCAACATTATGAACCGCCATGTCATCACCGTCACATTCCACATGATTTCGTGGAACCTCCACCTCGATAAATACTCTTTGGACTCATTTCGGATTTACCATACCATTTTTATCTACTACTCTATCGGCTTTCCCATCTTCGGACAGGCCCGACATCCGTCCTCAATTCGGATAGAGTGGTGCGTTCATTGATACAAGATTGTGGATGGGAGGGGATTCCAACCCCTATGCGTCTATTACGCTGGCTCAATGTCTACCCATCCGTTTGCCGGGGAATCCCACCCCGGCACAGTTTAAGTAAAAACTAATATTCCCTAATTGCCTGCCTCACGGCGGTATATTAAGGTCTTGGGTGAAGTGTATAATAATTAGCAATGTGATTTAAGCGTGGTAGCCGGGGGAACTCGAACCCCCTGTAACCCTAGATAAATAATATAACAAGATAACCAATCTAACATTGGACGCACGCCTTGATCGTGCGGCTAAACATACAATATTAAAACTGATCATGGTTCGCTACCTGCCCTAAGTAATTCTTAGGGTGGAATCCTTCTTTCTTTCATTGTGATCAAACTTGGTTATTAATAGGTCTATCGGTTTTATTCGTTTTCTTCCTCTATTGTATCATCCAATAACTTATCGATAGCCATGATAACCTTATCCGGCAACTTATTGGCGGTATCGTTAGACTTGAGATATTCTATAGTTCCGCCTATTCCGATAATCATCAGCATATCCCTTTTAGAGGGGATGAACACTAGCAAAAAAATAGGGATTGATATATAGGCAGCACATTTGATAGCCATGTCCTTAAACTTAGAATCGTTTTCAAAGTCATCTTCAATAAACCATCCGAGAATATATATGGAAGTTAATATTCCCAAGATAAATACTGCGATTATCGCCAACGTTTGTATGGCATCTAGCCTTGTGATCCAATAAATCTCATTCATGTTGTTATTATTTTAAATGTTCGCTTCCCCACAACCTCCAACGGTTTCGAACCCGAATGATAACGGGTGGGGGTATTTTTATTATAAGTAGATTCTTCCGGCTTATGCGTCACAGGTGCGATAAGACCATAAGCAGGAAGACTTGTTAATGTGGTCTCGTCTTTTTGGAAAAGAACCTTTCCTGAGCGAGCTTTACGTCCACTAGGATATATTTGCCATTTTGTTTTATGGCATCCCCGAAAATCCCCTTCTTCTTGTATCTCGCTATGGTGGATGTACTTACTTGGAGCAATTTCGCCAAGGAATCTAGTCCCCTAACGTATTTCCGGGATGGATCTTCTTCTTTTTGGGTGGCTAGCCTTGATATGATCAAGTCCGCTAGTTGTCCGGCTGTCACTTGGGTTGCCGGTAATTCCGCTATATTCTCCATATTGTTATTGTTATAATGTTATATTCCTCCCTCTACAGCCTCTAAAAGCCCTACAGGATATCTCTATTCTAGCTATGGACCGGCACCTTTGCCTTGCCCTCCTCATTTCCAGATGAGAATCCACGCAAAGGATAAGTAGCAAGACGCACGCCACGGCTGAATGAACCATCTGTTGTATATTTACGTTAGCCTTTATATCGCACAGTCTCTCGCATAGCTTTATGGCCAATTCCCTCCCGTTCCTTACGCCAAGTATCTCGAAAGCCATCCTTAGCTGGTTTATGATCGTATGCAACGACCTGTGTTTTTTCTCGGCTATCTCCTTTTTCTCGAATCCCACGGCGTAATACTGGGCCGTGTAATCACATTCCTCGGTTAACTCGGTGAATACCCTTTCCATGACTCTTTACTTTATTCGTATAATGGACGTGAATCCCGGATATACGGCCTCTGATACTCTAAACTTGATATCCTGTATGCCTTTGAGCTCATTGCTCAACCGGGCGTATTTATTGCGTCTGGATGCTTCTGACTTGATGCCGTTATGTCGGCTGGGATCATATGGTACCTTATATATATCCCCGACTTTCATCCTATCAAAAAGGCTTGTAGTCTTGTAATTTTCATCAATAATTATCTCTTTTTCCATATTTGTTTGTTTAAAATATTTGTGCTCCAGTAATGTTTTACCATTTGATACTTAACCGAATCGAGACGGTCTGGAGCTTTTATAGTTGATTACTGCGCAAGGACTTCCAACCTTGCGATATATTTCGGCATCCCTGCGTAAATCCCGGCGTTTCCGCTATTACGCTCTCATGCCTTATGTCTTTATATCCTTTCGTTTTAACCCCCTTTCGGCGGGTACTAAGGTGGAAACATGTTATAGAGCTCATTTTAACACGTATATGCTATTGCACTTTACTTTTTAGTAACGTACCTTTGTAGCGTTACACAGTGCAAATGTATAGCATTTGAATTAATATAAAAATCATTTGCTATAAATATTTATAGCATTTGCTTTAATTAACTTTTAATGTTAAATTCAATATGGTAGATCGGGTAAAAAAGATTATGAATTATTACAATATGAGTGTCAATGCTTTTGCTCAAAAAATAGGGGCTAATCAAGTTACAATTAATCAACAAATGAATGGTGATAGAAAAATTAGCCTTGATACGATATTGAAAATTATTAATTCATTTGATCTGATATCTCCGGATTGGCTTCTTGCGGGGAGAGGGGATATGTTGCGTGATGATAGTCATTTTTCTAATTCAGAAGATGATTTAATCGTTACTAACCGCAATCTATCCGAGACCATAAAAAGCCTTTCTCATACCATAGAAAACTTAACCAATAAATAAAGATCGCTTTGATACGTTCGTGCTATTGATCCTTAAACTAAGGTTGCGTATCTTTGTAACGTTTTGATGATGCAAATATACAGAAAATAACTGCATATAAAAGTTTCTGTACAGTTATTTTCTGTGCATAAACATTGTTTAACATTGTTGCCTTGTGTGCGTTAAATACGAGTAAGTATGGAGTTGAAGAAGTTTGTTAGTGAGACATTGAAAGAGATAATAGCTGGCGTTAAGGATGCTCAGGAGTTTGCGGCAAAAAATGATGCTTGTATAAACCCTAATCAATTTGGGACTCTTGTAACGCCAAAGAATATATTGGATATGGGGGATGGTACTGTATCTATTGTTCAGCCTGTTCAGTTCGATGTGTGTGTTACATATTCTAAAAAGGAATCTGGAAGATTAGGGATAGAAATAGTATCTGGAGGTAGAGAATGTATAAATGGGGCAGAAAGTAGGATAAAATTTTCTGTAGCGGTCTCTCTTCCAAGGATGAAACCTAATTATTCCACCAGTGATCCTGATTTTGGGATTTTAGAAGGTGATAAAAGAAAGTGACAGCAAATATTATTGCTATGATAATAAGGATGATATATAATATTCCGATCGTATATACCAACTCTTTAATGTGTAGCATTTCGAGGTACTGTATGATTTCTTCCATGATAAATAAAACGACTGCTCCAAAGTTGCGGTTTGAAGTGAAGTCGCCAATATATTCCCTTGCGGGAGATTATTAATCTGTATGGTATCATCCGCAACTTGATACGATACAAATATACAGAATATTACTGTGTATGCAAAATATTGAATAGATATGATGGGGCCTAAAGAAATTTTGGAATGTATATTATCTAAGGAAGGAATAACTTATGCTCAACTTTCAAAGGATATGGGTTTATCAAGACCTCAATCTCTTTATGACATAAGAGATGGTAAAGTTAAAAGAATAAGTGAGAATTATGCTTCTAAGATATTGAATGCGTATCCTCATTATAATAGGGTGTGGCTTCTTACAGGTGAAGGTGATATGCTAACCTCTGACGTCCCACCCGCACGATCAGTGGATATCCCGGAAGAAATAGGTGACGGCTTTAATCCAAGGGAACTGCTAGATATCATACATGATCTAACGGCGCAAGGCAAGCAAAACGCGGAGGCGAACGAAAGGAACAGCCGGAATATCGAGAAACTCATAGGCCTGTTGGCCGAGTCGTTGAAGCAAGAGAGAGACGATAGGTCCGGGAACCGGCAAGGAGAGAAAGATTCTGCTTAATAACATGTGAGTGTTGCAAAACAAACTTTTTCGCTGTACTGTTTAATTATTACCTTAAAAAATCTAATTAATATGGTTGGTGATTATGACGATAGAGTAGAGCAGATAATTCGGCTGGCGGAAGATTTGTTTTTAGAGAAAAGAAAAGTGGTAATGACGGTAAGAGTGTATAACCGTGGTATAGCGAATCCTGAGATATCCAAGCGATGCCTTTATGTCAAGCGTGGGAATGTTGATTCGAGCGAATTTTCAACATAGAGATATTAAATATGGAAATAAGTCAAATAGATCAATAAGAAACGCCCATGTCAGAAAAAAACACGGGCGTTATACTTTTTATATGCGAAAAATCGAACAATTGACTAGGCCTTAGCTATATTGGTTTATGGAGAGATATGTGTTGAAAACGTGTGTTTTATGCTCTTATTTTGAATTTATTGATATTTTTTTGAGATTTTATTATTTTGCTGTGTGCTAATCACGTATCTTTGTAACGTAATAAAATATCATTATTTAAGTATGAAAGCTGATTTAACAGTACATTCAATGTCTCGAAAATCGAATGTGAGAGCTTCTAAGCTTAGATCCAAGGCTGATAGGATGGGTTGGAAACCTATTTCATCTCGTTCTAAGAGATGCGTGATGTTTTCGATGGGAGAGGGGAATATTGTTGACAGAAAGAAATATGTCGTAGGTAGAGAACGTCCTTGTCGTATTGTTCCATAAGTATTATGTTAGAGAGTATTCATCCTTACGAATTAAAATATATACAAAAGGAGAAACCGAAAAGTCGTGATGCTTTTGATTTTTGTCTTGTCTATTCTTTTTTTACAAAAACTGATCCAGAAAGAATTAAGTATATCGTTAGGGCTGAATTTCATGAGGATGTAATAGCTATAAAGTTTTATGCGGCCAAGAATAGTAAAAGTGAGAATAAGTATCATTTAATATTGGATAAAAATGGATATAGGGGTACATTATGTATTTTAATGACATGTGTCAACCTTATCCCAATGCTGCTTAAGGATTATCCTTCCTCCTCTTTTATTATAAAAGCTTCTAATACTATAGATATCAAAAGTAAAAAGGAGGAGGATGATTCAGTCAACCAAAGATTTAGAATATATCGATGGCTTTTTTCAGAGACTATAGGAGATCAGACGTTTGAGCATATTGAATATAAAGATGTAAGCGTGTACCTATTAGTTAACAAGAGTAATAAGGACATAGATTCTAAAAAAAAGAATATCGAGAAATTGTTTCTTACTAGATATGTGGTTAGTGAAAAATCGGAGATACCATCATGAATATGTCTTTTAACCTATCAAATAATTATATTGCTACAAATTATATCTTATCGAACTTGCTCATCTCGTCCTCCTTCAGCTTGTCCACTATATGAGTGTAAGGTTTCATGGCCTTGAGGTCGTTGTGCCCTGTCCATCTCATGATGACTTGAGGGGGGATGCCTAACATGAGGGCGTTGACGACAAACGTCTTCCTTGCGACATGGGTAGTAAGCCGTTCCCACTTGTGGAATGTCTGCTGTATTCGCTTGTTGCCCTCGTACCATACCTCGGTTATCTCGGAGTCCAGCTCCGCCATCTTGCCCAGATCCTTTAGATGCATGTTGTATTTCTGGTTGGACAAGACCGGCAGCGCCTTCCCGTTCTTGAGCTCGATGTCTTCGTATTTATCAAGTATTGATTTACTGTACTTGTTCAACTCGATCTGTATGTTGTCGCTGTCCTTCTGTGTCACGATGTCAATCTTCCCGTTAATGATATCCGTCTTCCTTAAGTTATATACGTCGGAGTAACGGAGACCGGTGAAGCAGCAGAAACAGAAAACGTCCCGGACTGTGGATAACGTCCCTTCCTTTATATACATATTATATATACGCATCAGTTCCTCCCATGTCAAGTATATGACTTTCTTCAGCTCGAAGTTCGCCCCTTTAAGCCTTGGGCTGAACCTTCGATAGTCCTTTCTCGTGTTGTATCCCTTGTCGTCGGCCCATAAAAGGAATTGCTTTATGAAGTGGAGGTACTTGTTCAACGTGGTATTCCTTATACCCTTGTATTCCCTTAAGAACTCTACGAAGTCTTGCAAGGTATCCTCCGACAGGTCATCGAACTTGATCTGTGGATTGAACTCCTCCAGAAGGTGCATGATCGAGTTATGTTTGTAGTGCGATGTCTTCGTCCATGCGTTCTGCCTCCCTACCGTATCGATAAACTCCTTGTAGATATCGAACAGGGATATCGGCTTCCTCTCTTCCTCTTTTACCCGGCCTGTCGCAACCTTGAACTTTTCCTTGATATCGTTGGCGCTAGGCATCTCGCCCTCTCTCTCGTATTGGCGGAATATGTTTTGCAATGTGGCACGTATATCGTCAAGATCGGAATTTATCTCGGAAGAGCTTTCCCCGGCCTTGTTGAAGCATCCGTTTTTAACGATGCCCTTCTCCGGGACGAACTTGCTTGCGTCTATCCTATGCCCCGTGAAAAACGTTATCCTGTTCCGGTTGAACGTAACCATGCATCGGATAGGTACGTTCTTTACGATCAATAACCCATCCTTCTTCCTTTTCTCTACGTCAAACGTTATGCTCCTCTTTATTTCCATGATAAAAACGTGTTGCGTGTAACTACGCGAATTTACACGCAAAAAACATGACATCATATGACATAACATGATATTTAGTGACTGTTTAAAAACACATGAAATCGTTGAACATGAGCGCATATGATATTGTTTGATAATGTATGACAGTATAAGTTATGGTCTCTCCATCTCCACAACAGTCTTGGTAATCTGCTGATTGTCAAGGCTGTTTTTGTTACTACACGTAAAAATACACGTAAAAGGCGTTTTTTTTATAGGATTTTTGATGTCTTAATTCTCCATCGTGACAAATATAACGTTTTTCCTTATCAACTCCCAATTATGCCTAATAACATATTTTATGGATACGGTGTGGCTGCCATGTATATTATTCCGTATATTTGCGGGACAGGTGCGTAACTCGTAAAGTTACGAAAATATGTTTTCAAATATTTTTGAGCTCAAATCCATTCGTGAGCAAAAGTACAGACTCTCTGAGCGTGAATCGGAGATCGCTAAACCTGTGTTGACCGACTTGGGTATGATCGATACCCTATATGAGTGGTTCAAGGAGATAGCCCTCGGAGGGAAGCCAATCCCTAAAGGGAATGTACCACAAAGGAAAAAATTCATATTCATAATATTATATCTTTATTCCCCTATGACCTTGGCTGGCGGTAAGATGAAGGCTGGGTTGAGGGAAAAACTAGGGAACGTGCTAGGGATTAAGGAGAAGACGGTCGTTTCCAACAATATCAATGGCATAGTTTTTTCTTATCAATTGTATAAGTACTTTAGGCAAGATATAGAGCGTATTTTCTCTGAGATATCGGTTCGGCTGGGTAAGACCAAATAAATTTTGTGGTTTTTTAGGGGTAATTCGTGACATTCTACCTGTTGTCACGAATCGCCCTTTCTTTATTTATGACCATAAATATCGATGACATAACTTTGGTCTTGATCTTTATTCAAGGCAAAGATATGAAATTGACAATCAAGCAAGAGAAGTTCTGTAATTATTACTTGGAATCAGGCAATGCTTCCGAGGCGTACAGGCGTGCTTATTCTTGCGAGAATATGAGACCTGAGACTATTAATATAAGGGCTTGCGAGCTTCTTGCCAACGGTAAGATAGCGGTAAGGGTAAAAGAGATGCAAGCTGATTTACAAAGAAGATCGGATATAACCAAAGACGAGGCTATTGATATCCTTAAGAATATAGCACGGGCCAATGTCGTGGATATGTTGCAAATCAAGAGGGGGAAGAACTATGTGATCTTCTTGATAAAAGATTTGTCTAAACTGCCTTTGTCTTTCCAATTAGCTATCCAATCGGTCAAAAGTACGGATAAGGGCTTTGAGGTAAAGATGTATTCCAAGATAGACGCTTTGGATCGCCTTTCGAAGATGATGGGATGGGATGCGCCTGTCAAATCGGAGGTCAATATAGATGGCGAGGATAAATCCATAACTATTCAGGTTATTGACAAGAGGGAGGACGTTATCAATGGTGATACAGACGACTAGGATATATACGGAGGTACAGGGCGCTTTGGATAGCGGTTATAAGATCATATCTGCCCAAGGATCTTCAAGGAGCAGTAAAACTTATAACATATTGATATTCCTTATAGCGTATATCCTTCATAACCCTAAGCTGTCTCTATCTATCGTGAGGAAGACATTGCCGGCGCTGAAGGGATCTGTCTTCCGGGATTTCAAGGAAATCATGATCGATAAGTTCCGTATATGGGATAATAGGTGCATGAACAAGTCGGAGATGGTTTACTCGTTCCCAAATGGATCATTCGTGGAGTTCTTTTCCACGGATGATGAGCAGAAGATAAGAGGAAGGAAACGTGATATACTTTATTGTAACGAGGGAAATGAGATATCTTATCTTGAGTGGCAGCAACTGGTGATGCGTACCACTCTTTTCTCTGTCATTGATTATAACCCGTCGTTCAGTGACGAGCACTGGATTTGCGATCTGAACAATGACCCTAGGACGTATCATTTTATATCCACTTATAAGGACAATCCTTTTTTAGAGCAAACAATCATCGATGAGATAGAGTCATTGAAGAATAAGAATAAGGTGCTTTGGGCGGTTTATGGGTTAGGGCAGCGGGCGATGGCCGAAGGGTTGGTGTTCCCTGATTTCGAGATCGTGGACGAGTTCCCTTCCTATGCCAAGCATGTGGCGTTAGGGCTTGACTTTGGATATAGCTATGACCCTACCGCTATAGTTAGATGCGGATTGGTTGATGATAGGTTATATCTTGACGAGAAATGTTACCGTACCCATATGTTAACCAAGGAGATTATTAAGGTATTGAAAGACCTTGGCTTGGTGGTTTACGCTGACAGCGCCGATCCAAGGCTTATACAAGAAATATCAAATGCGGGGATAATCATATACCCTGCGGACAAGTACAAGGGATCTGTTATGGGAGGTATTATCAAGATGATGGAGTATAAGATTTGTGTCACCAAGAGATCTTTAAACTTGATAAAAGAGCTTAGGAACTATGTATACGCCCAAAACAAGGACGGTAAATTTATCAATGAGCCTATTGACGGGTATAACCATCTTATCGATGGGGCACGTTATTGGACGATAGGCAAGCTTCTAGGAAAAGTATTAACAACAAGACTGTACTCGAAGGAGGAGTTAGGATTTTAACATGAATTACATAGACGCTATATTTCAGGTTTTCCAAAACAAGATATTGAACTCATTGGGAGTGGAGAGGGACTTTGTCAGCCTTATCAAGGATAGGGATATAAGCCGGGCCATGTCAATGATGCAATGCCGGGACAGGGATGTTTCCCAAGCGATCTTGGAGTATAACCCGGAATCCCATGAGGTTAATAAACGTCCTAATAAGCACAGGAAAAATCAAGAACCGTATATTACGGAGAAATTGCCAAGAAGAAGGCAAGCGTATATAAATGAGGTCGAGTTGTTTTTTCTCCTCGGGCAGCCTATCTTGTGGAAAGCTGTATCGGATGATACGGATAAGGCTTTCAGAGCATTCGGTGATTTTCTCCGTGATACTCGATTCAACACGACAATCCGGGAGGCCAAGCGTTTGGCTGGGGCGGAGACGGAGAGCGCTAAGGTTTATCATATATACAGGGAAAATGGTATGCCCCAAGTAAAGGTTAAGGTTATATCCAAATCAAAAGGATATACATTGCGGCCTTTATTTGATCAATGGGATAACATGATAGCTTTTGGTTATGGATATACGTTGCTTGAGGGCGATAAGTCCGTAGAGCATTTTGATATAGAGACCCCGGAATACATCTATAGATGCAAGAGAGCGGATATCGGATGGGATGTTACGCCATTGCTTAATCCTTCGGGTAAAATAAATGTTATCTACTATCGTCAAAACAAGGCATGGTATGGGGTGCAAAAGCGTATAGACAGAGAGGAAGCGGTTGATAGCAAGGCGGCGGATTCCAATAATTATTTCTCCGATCCAAAATTGAAATTAACCGCTGATGTCATTCAGAGCATAGTAGGGGGAGGATCTAATATGGTAGGAGAGGTTATCACCATGTCCGATAAGGACAAAAGCGCTGCCGAGTATCTCGTTCCGCCCGATTATTCCACGATGAAAGAGGCGGAGAAAAAAGACCTGTCATCAAGCATACTATTCGATACGTTCACCCCGGATTTCAGTTACGAGAACATGAAGGGGCTTGGGACATTATCCGGGGAGGCATTGAAAAGGGCCTTGGCTCTTGGATACATGAAAAGGGATAACTTGAAAGAGATATATGATATATTAATAGACCGTGAGAAGAATCTTATATTGGCTATCATGATGAACGTAACTCATATCGGCATGAGAGAGGAGTTAAGCAGGCTCGACCTGCAACATGAGTTCTCCGAGCCTTTCGCCGAGGATAAGGATAAGAGAATAGATATGATAGCGAAACTCTATGAGTCAGGATTGGTGTCCCTTCAAACAGCGGTAGATATGCTGTCCTTGACTGATAAGCCGGAGGAGGAGATTCGACGGATATTAGAGGAGAAGGGGGAAAAGACGCAAGCTCCGGATGATTCCACTCAAGAATAAGACCGGTTTAAGTCGTACCTTGATATCATTAAATTTAATGGGCGTGGTTATTTTATAGCCATGCCCTATTGTTTTTGTGACAATCGGTCTATTGTCATGTATATAACCCGTTTTTATTTTATTACAAGCTTATGTATCAATACTTTTATGCGAAAAAATAAAAGCAAGAGCATGAAAGAGAAGATTTTCCAGCAGTTAAAACAGAAGTACTCAAATCTTGGGTTAACGGAGGATGTTTTGAGGTCCGTGGCAGAATCATTGGGGTCCACTGGCCTGATTACGGACGATAATCTTGAAACTGTGGTAGCAGGGCAAGAATCAATGTTGAAATCTTACCAGAGTTCCTTGGATAAGGTGCGAACCGAAAGCGCAAATTACAAGAAGGAATTAGAGGAGTTGAGAGGCAAGGGGGGCGGCCAGCAACAGCAACCAGATAAAAACGAGGAGCCGGATTGGTTCAAGAAGTATCGTGAGGAGCAGGACGAGAAAATCCGGCTCTTGACCTCCGAGAATGATAAAGCTAAGGAGGAGAAAGCACGTGCTGAAAGACACAATCTGATCCTTGACAAGGCCAAGAGCCTTAAGATCTCAAAGGAACGGATAGAGGAGGGCTTCGCTATAACGGACGATATGGACGATAATGCGATTGATACTTATCTGTCCAAGGTGAGACAAAATGAGGTCGCAAAGGGATTAGAGGAAAAAGGTTCGGCGTTCTCTGTCTCTACGTCCAAGGAAAAGAGCAAGGAGCTCGCTAAGGATTGGGCCAAATCATTGCCGGACGCTAATTAAAGTAAAAGATTATGGGTATCGAATTTAACAAAACAAAGATTAAAGGATCGTTCCCCGTCTTTTGGCGCGGGGAATGCGCAGTCCTTCCCGGAGATTTCAAATTAACCACTGAGTTGGCGGAAGGGACAATCGTGCGAAAGGGCACTCCTATCAAGCTGGACTTTGATCGCATGGAGTGCAAGATCTGTAAGGCCGTTAAGGTATTAGCCGGAGGAACGACCACTAAGCCACGTATAGGGAAAGATAGCTTTGTCGCCAAGGGAGATTCTATTGGTGGGCAGAACGTGAGTTCCGTAGATTCAAGCAACTCTGATTATGATGTGGTTACATTGGCTGCCGCTGTAGAGTCTGCTACAGAAGGGGCGATTCTTGCCGTGGGAACGGATGAGCCTGACGCTGTGGTTGAGACAACGTTTGTCTATACGAAGAATATGTCTTTCCAGACGGTATCGGCGGGATATGAGGTCCTTATCCTTAAGGATGTGGCTTATCCAGTCCCTTCCTCATGGTTGACGGGATTCAGCATGAAGAATAATCCCACTATTAAGTATATTAGACAGTAAGGAGGTGAACGATGGATGTTTATAGTTCTATTTTTGGCGAACTGACAAAAGAGGTTCAGATTCGTATTGACGCTGCCACGGAGCTTCGCAAGCGCTTGTTTGACCAGAATATCTACGAGCGTTATCTTGATTGGGATGTCCCGACTATCGGCCTTAATTTTGAGGAGCTGATCGGGCAATATAACTTGAGCGTTGCGGCGGCTACCCTTGATTCCAAGGGAAAGGAACCGATCTTGGGTACGAAGGGGCTTGAGACCTTGAAGCAAAAGGTCCTTACCCACCAGATGAGTTACTCAATGCCGATCGAGGAGTATCGCAAGGTCTTGCAGATCCTAGACTCTAGGATGTTGACGGATGACCAGAAGACACAGCAGCTCATTAATCTGATGTGGAATAACGTGTCTACCGTTGTCAAATCCGTGCAATCTAAGCTAGATATTATTTTCTTGGGTGCCTTGTCCAACAAGGGGGTATTTACATTTAATGCCAATAATAACCCTGAAGGAGGGGTACGTGGTATTATTGATTACAAGATGCCGTCCGAGAATATCGCTAGCGTTACTCTTGACTGGACGGATACCAATAAGGACAACGTCGATCCTTTCGAGGATATCCAAGGTGTCGTGGATGCGGCCCAAGACAAGGTGACGTTTGATAAGATATTGATGTCTCCGGCCAGATTGTCTTATTTGCTTAAGAGCAGGAAGATGAAACAGGTCATTTTTGGGACCGACAAATCCGGCACTCCTCTTTTGATGTCCGGTTTGAATGAGTTCCTACGCTCTAATGACCTTCCTGTCATAGAGACAGTGAGACGTATCACCCGTATCCAAGACAACGGCAAGCTATCCGAGTACAAGCCTTGGAACGACAAGAATATCGTCTTTGTCCCGGCAGGTAAATTAGGTGTCATCAAGAACGCTTACGCCGATAATGAGTTGAGACAGGAACCGGGCGTTACTTACTCTAATTATGGCCGGATTCGTATCTCTCAATGGGGCAAGGGCGAGACGGACAATTCCAATGGCGTAGAGTTTACCAAGGCTCAATCGCTATCCTTGCCGGTCCTTACCGAGATTAATGGCATTTACTCATTGACGGTGGAGGCATGACGATAAGAGACTACATAGGGCAGAAATTCTCGGCTTATGGAGATCTATCCGAGGCGGATATGCTGGATTTCAGTATCAAATCGGGGCTATCCCCGGACGATGAGATGTCTAGTGAATCCATAGGCAAGGTAGAGACAGGGATGATAGAGATCATCCCGTCGCTGCTATTGCGCCCTGATAGCGTCAATGAGAGCGGCTTCTCTGTCTCTTGGGACAAGGACGGCCTCCGGCGGTATTATTTGTTCCTGTGCGAACGGAACGGTGTTAGCCCGGATGTGTCTTCCGGTCTTGGGGTAGTCTCATCTTATACGGATTATTGATATGTATTACGCTCCTCACATATTAGAACGAAAGGTTGTCAAGGAATATGATCACGATGACAATGGCAATCCTGTTCCCGGGACTGGTGGTGAGTTATGGGAGAGACTGGGACGATGTAAATGCTATGATAAGAGCGCCGATCGGGTATATACGGTAAATGGCGTAGCCTTTGATTACAAATATCGTGTCGTGACAGATAAGATCAAGATTGATGCCGGGGATATCGTGAGAGTATTGAATCAAGATGGGAGTATTCGCAGTAGTGGCGTTGTTATCAACCCGATGCTCACGGATTATCTAAATTACGGGCAAATATGGCTGGAATAATAAAGTTAAGTTATGATTTGTCCGATGTGGATGATTTCATCTTGGAGGCCTATCGTGAGGTGTTCGCCTTTCTAGCCCAACTAGGGCAATCCGCTTATGAGACCGCCGTTCAAGAAGGTAAATATAACAATATTACTGGAAACTTGAGGAGTTCATTGGGATATGTCATATCAATGGACGGTAAGATCGTAAAGGAAGGCGGGTTTAAGAGGATAGATGGACGTGGGGAAAATTATGAGAAGGTTTTTTTCACGACCAGATCCCAAAAGACGGTCCAGTTCTGGGCTAAAGGAAAGTCCGGGGATGGAAGCGAGGGGAGCAGGCAAGGGCTTAGTTACGCTAGGGATCTGGCTTCTAAGCATACAAAGGGAGTGACATTGATTGTCGTGGCGGGAATGGATTACGCTAGCTATGTGAATGATATCCATAAGCTAAACGTGATAGATACTGCCGAGGCTAAAGTAATAGCTATGTTACAATGATAGTAAGCACGGACATACAGACAATCTTATATAAGAAAGCCTTGGAACTTGGTGTTACCGGGGTGTACAAGGAGGATGATACGCCTACAGGTAAGCTTGAGGAGGAGAGGGTTACCGTACACTCGAATTCCTCGGAGCCGGGAATTACATGGAAGGTGGGATTCGTTCATGTCAATATAGCCGTCCCTGATCTGGACGAGAAAGGAACGCCTGATTTGGACAGGATGAATAAGCTGGAACGTATGTCCATGGAGGTGTTCAAGGACACCTCGGTGTTTGATGGCACTCCTTATACCTACGAGGTAGACACTACTAGAATTGAGGTTAACAGGGATCTTAAATGTCACTACGTTAATGTGAGAGTATTATTCAAAGTTTTAAATGTAATAGTATTGTAATATGGGAAGAACAATTTCTGCTATAGGCGTAAAAAGGATACTTTATGGGGAGCCTCTGGTTGCTGCACCCACATACGAGAGCTTGGAGACGTTATTTACGGCTTTCAAGGATGTTCAAATCGTCCATCAAGGGACTTATGAATATACCGAGGAGGACGGTACGTTAACAGAATTCAAGGATGAGTTGACCGGCCAGACATATCGGTCATCGTTTGAGGCAGGATCACAGAGCTTGAATTGGGTGATCGGGGCATATGACTTCGCTACCAAGGCCGAGCTTATGGGCGGTAAACCCTTGGATACGGATAAGGGATGGGAACGTGGCAACGCCGGCGAGCAACGATATAAATGTATCGTCGCTATTACCAATGATGACGTGGCTATCATTTTCCCTAAGGCGAATCTTGTGGGTCGTGGGGCTTCCACGGATGGGGCCGTTGGTTTGTCGATGTCCGCCACCCCGCTGAAATCATCCACGACAATAGCTTCAGAGTATTGGTTTGACGTGGAAGGAAAATCCTTGAAGGGTTGAATGTAATATGTCTTATAGGCACGGGGACGGCGGTATTTTCCGTTCGTCCCCGTTTTTGTTTAATTCTAATTTTTTTACGTGACATGAACAAGGGTGCTAGTTTAGTGGCTGACGCTGTCCTAGGTGAGGATTTCAAGGTCGTGGTCCTAGGGGGGAAGGCGTATAAGGTAAGTCCTCCTACAATAGCGACGATTTGCAAAGGTATACAATACCTATCTCTCATTGATAAGACAACATCGGGCAAGGAGGATCTTGAAAAGGTGAGGAACGAACTGGAAAATATACTAAAGGGTTTGTCTGTGTTTGTTTTGGGGAGCGCAGATAGATATGAGGAGATCGAGGGGGCGACCCTTCATGAGCTAAGGGAGGCGTTGGAGACTGTCGTTAAATTCATATCCGCGGAGGATTTTTTCGTCTGTGCCGCCTTAGCCGAGAGCGTGGCAAGAATGGCGGCGACACCAAAGTGACAGGTAATGAGACCATGCTAGGGCAAGTGGCCACATTCATGGAATCGTTAAGATTGTCTTATGAGGACGTGGTTTATAAAATACCTTATCGAAACCTTCTGATCATGCAGAAGGATATATTGCATAGCGTTACCGGTGATTTGATCGTGGAGAGAACCGGGCGTGATTTGTTGAACCGAAAGGGAAAGGAGGGTGATTAATGGCAAAACTAAATTTCGAGGTCAATGCCGATCTACAGAAACTTATAAATCTTAGAAAAGAGGTGGAGGAGTTGAAATCCGCCTTGAAGGATTTCGATGTGTCTACAGATACCAAGGGATTTGACGATTTAAACCGGAAATACGAGGAGGCGACACGGAAACTAAAGGACTATGAGCAGCAGATGCAGAATTATCAAAGGGTAATAGAGCAGCTTAAGGTCTCTAATGGGATTATTGATGGTGCTCGTCAGATAACAGAAGAGCTAAATAACGCTACCGATGTGTTTGTCGAGCAACAACTAAAGGTTAAAGGCCTAAGTGACGAGATCAAAAAACTCAACAAGTCTTATTTGTCTCTATCGGATGTAGATAAAAATTCTCAGAAGGGCTCTAATATATTAACCGACCTGAAGGAGAAGACCCGGCAGCACGCTTTAGAGAATGAGGCCCTGAAGAGGCTAAGGAAGGAATATTCGGACAATATCAAGATCGAGGGAGCCGCCTCGGATTCCCTTGTAGCGTTGAGAAAGCAATTGTCGTTGCTTAATGCCGAGTATGACCGCCTTTCCGCTACGGATAGGAAAGCGACCGTAGGGGCTAACCTGCAAAAACAGATACAGGCCTTGAATACGGAGATCAGTTCGGCGGAACAAGCTACCGGACGATATCAACGGAACGTCGGAAATTACGCCAGTAGTTGGAACGGATTGAGCGTGTCGGTTCAACAGGTCGCACGGGAGTTGCCTTCCCTTGCTGTAGGCTGGAATACATTCTTTTTGGCTATATCCAATAACTTGCCGATGCTTGCCGATGAGCTGAAGAAAGCCGCCGCAGAGTATAAGGCGTTCAAGATGGCTGTAGCGGCAGGAAATAATGACGTGGCAAAAGTGGCTCCAGTCTGGAAGCAGTTGATAACATCTATTTTCAGTTGGCAGACGGCCTTGGTAGCGGCGATAACGCTTTTATCTGTCTATGGGAAGGATATTATCGAATGGACGAAAAAATTATTTGGAGCGGGCGAGGCTATAAAAAACACGAAGCAGCTACAAGATGATTTAAACCAATCTTTTTCTAAAAATTCAGGAGAATTAAGTAGGTTAATTATTCAGTTTAAGTCGTATCAAAGACAGTGGAAAGAACTTGCAGGTAATTTGCAAGAACAGCAGAAATTTATAGATAAGAATAAAGATGCGTTAGATTCAATGGGGGTTTCGATTAAATCTGTAAGAGATGCAGAGAATTTGTTTGTGGATAATACAGATAATTTTATAAACTCATTGAAATTGCGTGCTCAAGCTACTGCCGCTCAAGATTTAGCTGCCGAAGAATATAAAAAGGCTATCCAAAAAGAAATAGAGGCAGATAAAATTAGAGAAAAAGCAAGTGAAACTCGTAAAAAACAAGAAATTGACGCAACCGGAGTTATACAAGATACTCGTTTTGGTAATATAAAATCTCATCAACAACTAGTAGAAGATAGGGCAAAAAGTTTTGATCATGAAGCGGAAGCTGTAGATAGAGACGCACAAGCCTTGAAGCGGAATGCGGACGCTTATTTTGAACTTGGTAAGGCAAAAGAACAGGCGGCTGATGATCTTCTTTCTAGTTCAGGCATTGAAAAGTACGATAAATACGAAGAAGATAGACTTAAAAAAGCTCAACAAGAAACAGAAAAACGGAAGAAAGAGGCTGAAAAACAAAAAGAAGTACAAGAGCGTGTCAATCAGCAATTACTTGATCTTCAAAATAAGAACCAGCAATCTAGGATAAATCTTATGGAGGAAGGTTCCGATAAGCGCATCGCCCAAATAGAATATGATTACGATCGTGAAATAGAGGCTATCCGTAAGAGAGAGAAAGAGTGGCGTGAGGTTCAAGGAGGCAAACTTACGCAAGAACAAACGGTCGAGATAAAAACAGCCATTACACAGGCTCAAGCTACCCGTATGCGATCCACGCAAGAAGTAGAGAACGAGCAAATCGAGGCTCAACGTAAAGCCATGAATGATTACCTTAAGGAATATGGCACTTATCAAGACAAAAAGATGGCTCTCGCCGCCGAATACGGGCAAAAAATAGCGTTTGCCGAGACCGAGGGAGAGAAATTGATACTCGGGAAGGAATGGGATAAGCAGCTTTCCGACCTTGAGATAAAGAGTGGCAATACCGCCAATGCCATAATCGCTCTTTTCGGAGACATGAAGGACAAGACTCTAAAGGAGTTGATAGAGATATCCACCAAGGGTAAGGAGGCCTTGGAGTTTCTTAAGTCCGGCGAATGGGATGAATCAAAAGGCAAGGGATTAGGCATAACGCAGGAACAATTCGATCTTTGGTCTGATATGCCTGAAATAATGGATAGGGCAGGGAAAAGCGTTGAGAGCACCAACGAGAAGGTCGATGAGTTGCGACCCGCTTTTGACAAGGTGACGGAAGGGGTGAGGCGTTTTTTTGCCGCCGGTGATGATCCTAAAAAACTGACGGAATCATTGCAGCTTATTAATGAGGGTGTAAATGAAGTTATGACCTCTGTCCAATTCTTGTCTACTTCATTTCGAAAACTAAGCGAGTCTATTGATATAAATGCTATTGAAGAAGTTGCGGATGGGTTTGAGACTATATTTGATTCTATATCATCAGGAATGGAGGGGGCTATTTCTGGGGAAAAGTTTGGTGAGCTAGCTGCTTCTATAGGAAAAAAACTGGGTGTTTTAGGTGAAAAAGCTGCGTCTTTATTTGGCCCTATAGGAACTGCCGCTGGTGCTGCTATTGGGGTAGTGACCTCTCTAGCGTCCTCTATCGCTAAGATCCATGACAAAAAGAACGAGAAACGTATTCAGAGACTACAAGATCAGATCGATGTGTTGGATGCCTCGTATGAGAAACTAGGCCGTTCCATAGAAAAGGCTTATTCTACGGACGCTTCTAAGCTCATAAACCAGCAAAATGAATTGCTAGAGCAGCAAAAAGTGATCATCCAACAACAGATCGAGGAGGAAAGGAACAAGAAAAAGACTGACGATGACCGGATCAAGGATTGGCAAAAGCAATTGGAGGATATCAACGCTCAATTGGAGGACAATAAGGAGAAAGCTGTAGAGGCTATAACAGGAACCGATGTCATGTCCGCTATTGACGAGTTCGCCCAAGCGTATTCGGAGGCGTGGGCTACCGGAACTGATGCGGCAGAGGCTTCGACTAAGATTGTCCAAAATTTGATCAAGACGGCTATCATTGAGTTCTTGAAGAAGAAATTATCTCCTTCCGTAGAGGAATTCATGAAGAAACTGGCCGATTATATGTCCGATGGCATAGTTTCGCCTTGGGAAGAAGCGGAGTTGAACAAGTTGAAGGAAAAGATGGACGCTGAGGCCCAGAAGGTTTTCGACACGTCAAGCAAGTATTTCCAAGAGGATAAGAATGATAAATACGAGCAGACCGCTACATCCGGAGGTTTCGAGAAAATGTCTCAAGATAGCGCCGATGAGTTAAATGGCCGTTTCACCGCCCTGCAAATGACAGGGGAGGAGATACTGTTGTTCCTGCAAGGCTCCGAGCAATTCTTGAGCCTCTTGTATATAAAGGCCAGTATGGACGTGATATCTGTAAAGATGGCCTCGTTGTATGACGTAGCGGATGAGACTAGGACGATGATCGCCAGTATCTATATAGAGTTACAGCAGATCAATGATAATACCGCCATTAGCGCAAAATATTTGAAAGATATAAAATCTGATATAGCTGTAGTTAAAAAGAACACAGAAGGATTGGCACCTTAAATATACCAATCCTTCTGTATATTGTCACTTTTTATCGAAAGAAAGTACAGTCTTTTCATGTATGCCATTTTCATTAAAGAAATGGTCTATTGAAGACAAGACATATTCTTGATTTTTAAAATGAAAAATGGCACCATTTTTCGTATATGCCATAAATCTAGTCGTGCTGTACTCTTTTTCGACAGATTGATCACCAAATTGAAAAACTAAAATTGTGTCCATGATTAATTGAATTAAATAATACGCTAATATACTAAAATAATTTGATATGGAAGTAAGAGATGTAACAAGGAAAGCTATAAAAATAGGGGCTTGCAGTGAATCAGGCAAGGCCACTGACTGGAAGAGCCTCTGTTGGCTGTTTTTTTCCCCGCAAGGGCGGGAGTTTTGCGAGGAGAATAATTATCCCTCGTTGGATTTATTTAGAGGCATGGCTAAAAACATAGATCCCTACGGGATATACGTGGATCGTGATCTAATTGAGTTTCACAATAAAACAAACGTAGGTGTGATAGGTAATACCGTGGCGTATTTGAGTTATGACGATAACACGAGGGTGCATAAGGTGATCTTGATGCACGGGGGCAAGGCCAAGATAGAGGCCGGTAACTACTCCGTGATATTGCTTGTCAATATCGGGGGATGCGAGGTGGAGATTATTAACGACGGAACGGCAAGGATATTATGTTAGGGGATCTATATATTAACGGGAATGACGCGTGGGGCACGTATCGTGTCGCCATGGGAGAGGGTTTTATCCAGACCTTGCTAACCCCCGCGGGAAACAAGGATTTCATAGAGAACGAGAGCCGGTTGGAAAACGGGAAAAGGATCGTGTTCAATAATCCTAGGGTGGCTAGCCGGGATCTTACCCTTACGTTCAATATACACGGTAATACGCAAGAGGAATATTTGCTGAATTATAAGGCGTTCGTGGCTGTCCTTCAACAAGGCAAGGTCGTGTTGCGTGTTCCGGATCTTGGTATGACATTTACCCTTGTCCATAAGAGATCATCAAGCTTTGCCTTGGATCGTAATAGGCTGAATAGTAGGCTTTCCGTTAAGTTCGAGGAGCCTGATCCTACGTCAAGGGGATGATAAAAAGCCGTCCGCCCCTTATTGGCTAGACGGCTTTTTCCTCATTGCGCTAAAAGATGCGTGTTTAACGATCGAAGGTCGAATCTTCCCGGCTTTGACCTTCCGTTGTTGTACACCGAAACAGTCATGCTTGGCTTGGGGTTGGTCTCTCTAAATCCGCAAGCCCTCTCCAGCTCATCGATCAACCTCTCCATCTTGATGGATTGCCGGTTGAATCGCTCCATCGCTTTCTTATCCTCCCTTGATATCAAGGCTATGTCGCTGAGTATTTTATTTATATCTTTCATATGTTTTTTCTTTTACAGGTGGTTAATTAGCCTTGCCTCTTTCAATAAGTGGCATTACCCCATGTTTCTTTAACTCCTCATACAAGAATAGGCGCCCTTTTTGTGTCCATTCGGTATTAAGGCTGACATCGGGGATACCGTTTGTATGAGTGTAGTTGTGAGTGGCGCTGTGGACATACCCTTTATTCAAGTATTTCCCGTACAAAATCCATTGGTTGCGTACCTTGTGCTGTATTCCAAGATCACGGAGCAAAGCGTTGAACCTTCTTGCGCTCATCCCGTAATCTTGCGCTATCTGGGTAACCAGTACCGTTTGCTTGCTTTGCAGGATAACACGGGTGTACTCGCTTTGCTTCTGTAGCTCTACGTTCTCCGCTCTCAATTCCGTTATCTCCTCTTGCTTTTGCTCTATTCTCTTCTGTTGCTCCTCTATTTGCATCTGTTGTTGTGCGGCTAGCATTAGGGCCTCGCCGTAGGATTGAGGCACCGGGTATTGGTGTTGAATGTAGTAACCTCCTGTTTTGCGAATGGTTGGTAGAACATCTTTTGTAACCCAATTTTTATAAGACTTAGCGTCTGGTCTTTTGCTTGATAGAATTAAGGCATAAAGGCCGCTTTCATTAACGTAAGTCATTGATTGCAATCCTCCTTTTGTAAGGGTGTCACGTTTCGTTACATCCTCTATATCGACATGATCTTGTACCGCTTTTCTTCCATTTGAGTAACCGAGTTGATTACATACATCAGATGCGCAGAAAAGCGGATTCCCGTTTTCGTCTGTTATAACACGGATATCCCCAAACAATGGAGAGTTGAATACTTGAACTTCGCTCGTCTCGTGAGCTAACGTTACTTGTACGGTACTATTATTCCCGTTCAAATAAAATCCATCGGAGTTTCGCATTACGCAATGAATTTATTTGTAAAACAAAAAAGGCAGGCCAGTGTCCTAAAGCTGCGAAACTCCTTTATGCGCCACACTGTGGGATAAAGCTTAGACACTGCCTGCCTATATATTTTCAGTATATAAGAGTCAAATAAAAATGCACAATGATATATGCCCATAAAAAAGTTTCGCATCGCAAAGATGCCAACAAATTCCGACATACGCAATATTTCTATTATATTTTTCATATTCATCTAGTTTTAAATCATTGCATTCATTATCAAGTCACATAAAGTCAAAGTCTTGGCCGTACGTCCTTACGCCGTACCTTTCTAATCCACTTGGTCACTGATTATTGGATCATAGTTAAGGTTTGGAAGGGATTCATCCTAATCTTGCGAATTGGTGATTATTTATGTCCGGCGTTATATTTTGGGTGATAAAATTGTACGCCTTGTTCACGTCTTTCTTGAAATTAGGATCGGAGTCATATTCCTTGACAAGATCTTTCACGTTGTTGGAAAGGGTGGAATGTTCCCTCATGTGCAAGACGTTCGCTATCTTGTCACGTAATCCGCTTTTCATTTTCTTGCCAGCTAATTTCTTGGGGCAATATAACAAGATTATGACAAACAGGAACTTCTTGCGATCGTTCACGGTCATTTTAGACTTGCAATAGATGGACTGGAAAGCCTCGTACATCGCGTCTATCTTGGATAGATCCGTATATAAAGGCTCACTGAATACATCTTCCTTTCTCTCAAGCTCATCCATGTTATCATATATGCGAGACAGTTCTTTCACGCCGGTAACGATGGTGTTCTTTAGGTCGAAGAGGCCGTGGATGAACTCCCTTCCTCTTTCCGTCCATACGGTTTGCATAGCCGTCCCGGGTGTTCCGTCACGCTGGACATATGGATACGTCCTTGTTCTCGTGTAATCCTCGTCTTGATACTTGTGTGTCAATAGCCATTGACCGCCTTGCTTGTATTGTACTCCCATCTCTCTTAGCTTTTGGTTCAATGTGACGGCGCTCATTCCTAGCTCCTTGGCGATCTGGTTGGTGTTATACGTGCTGGTACTTTGCAATACCTTCTCGTAGTAATTGACCTTTGGGGCGGCGGCTTGAAGTTCCTCGCTTTGAAGGGCGGTTTGTTGCTCTAGGTTGGCGATCCGCTCCTCACGTCTCCTCAATGCGTCTTGAGCGACTAGAAGGGCACGTGCCATAAGTTCCTCAGGAGTATCTTCCGGTTTGGATATCATGTAGCCTCCGGTTTTCCGGATAGAAGGTAAGACTTCGCTTGTGACCCATTTACGGAATGGCTTAACTTTCTTGCTACTACTTTGTAACAATACATCATAAAAACCACTCTCTGTTATAAAGTTAGCTAAAGTGTTCCCTATACCCTCAGAGTAATTTAGGGCGTGTAAGTCAATAAGTTGAACATCTTCTTCGTCTAGTCTACTTTTTACAGATGATGGATTTGTTAATTCTACCGACTTGCACACATCAGCTAAGCAAAACAATGGCTCGCCATTCTCATTCATCGCAATTCTTACTTGCCCGAACTGATCATTTTGGAAAATTCGAATATTATTCATAACTTTGTCCCGTTAAAGGATTAATATTATCCTCATTGATAGCTCGGTCAAGCACTACCTTTGAGGATTTTATTTTGACCGAAGTGGTAGCCGGGGACTCGAACCCCGGTGTATGCCGTCCTACCTGCCTATTACCAGTCTCGCTTGACAAGGTAAAAAGCGAAGGGCAAAGATTGAAGTTGCCTATTGTGACGGTCTGCAACTGGAATCAATGCCCTTAAATATCTTCTTTCGCTACCGTCACGTGAGCGATCATTCTCATATCACAAAATTATATATGACAAAATCCGTGGCCTATTTTTTCAAGGCTCGAAAAACCACAATGGAGCTATTGTTGTAAAATCCCTCCGGCCGTATTACCGGAGGGGCATCTACTTCCGATCCTCTCCCCGTCGTTCGAGTTATCCCGCAAGCCTGCAAGTCATGTCGCTAATTACGCCCATGAATCTATCGTAGGTCTTTTTATTCCATTCCTTGTGATCCGGCATCCAGTCATTGAATATCTCCATGTAGACCACCTCGTGAAGTCTGTCCTGTACGGTGACGCATAAACCGCCCGTCTCCGGCATAACGCCTACATTTATATGTACCGGTTTCCTTCCGATCATACACTCCAACGCAATCCTTTGCACGTTCTTCAATACCTCTATCGTTTCCATATTTCTTATATCATTAATGTATAGTTATCAATCTCCCGAATAAACCCTGTTACCGTAAAGGCTAGCCATACCGACATGAGATAAGACAACATGCTTGCGATACTCGATGCGTCTAGCTTCTTCCTCTGCCAATCTCTTGGCTTTGGCCTCATTATTTTTTATCTCTATCTTGGCATTATCCCATGCTATAGAAAGGCACTTGCCAAAAGACCAAGAGAATTTTCGGTAAAGTCTGAATAATCTCCATGCGTCTTTCATGATCTCACTCTTGTTGTATTTCTGTGTTGCCATTGTACTGTTGTTTTATTTTGATGATGCAAATGTAAAGTATATACTATTCAATAGCAAGCAAAAAGAAAAGAATATACTATATATTAACTTTAATTATGAATAGTATATGCTTTACATATAACAGCAAGTCGTATTTTTGCAAAAACATTAAACATTAATACTATGAGTCATAGAATAAAAGACTTGATTAAAGAAAAAGGCTATACACAACAAGAATTTGCAGACAAGTTAGGAATGACTAGAGTTGGCCTTTCTCAATTGATTAATGGTAAGCCGTCATATCCCACCTTAGAGAAGATTGCTTCTGCCCTAGAAGTCCCTATGTGGGAACTTTTCGCCTCCCCAAACGATATACATCCACAAGCCAAAACAATCATTTGCCCCCATTGTCAAAAGCCAATACCGGTTGAAGTAGACATCAAAGTAAATGAGGAACAACCATGAAAGGGTATTTTAAAGATAATGTATATGTTACAAAACATGCTTTTTATAAGATGACAGATGTGATAAATGGGTAATTTTGTGAAAAAGATACATATCATGAAAGACGTTATCATTACAACAACTTCTTCTATAGAAAATAAGCCTGTTCAAGAATATTTGGGCTTAGTCTGCTCTTCTTTAGTTATAGGTACTAATATGTTTTCAGACATGGCAGCATCTTTATCCGATATATTTGGAGGCAAATCAAGTTCATATGAAAGAAAACTTGAAATTATAAGGGAAGAAGCTATATCTGATCTAAAAAATAAAACCTTGAAAAAGGGAGGTGATGCAATACTCGGGTTACACATAGACATAGATGAGATATCTGGAGGAGGAAAATCTATGTTTATGATATCTGCATCAGGAACCGCATGCAAATTGCAAGAAAATAATGACCAAAATTCCATATCTTCTGCAAGAATTCAAGATACAATAGAGAAAATAAAAGTAATAAGTCGAATAAAGGAATCAAAACCTATATCTGATGAAGATTTTGAATTTATGATAAACAATCCTTCCATAGATTATCTTCATCCTCTTATAGACAAATATATTCATTATGCAAACTCTGCTGAGCGATATGATAGATCCATGGTTTATATATCCAAAGTTATTTCTAATTTACCATACGATATAACCGCTAAAATCATTTATGATAAGCTCAAAGAGGATATATCAGTTCTTGATATTATAATAAAATGTCAATTATTTGATCCTTCTTTGACCTTAGAAATGATTCAAGTAGATTTAAAAAAGGCTATAGGAACAATGAATGCAGATAAGCCCAAATATGATAGAAACGATCTACTAATAATGAATAACATTGTAAATAGAATAGACAGCTTGCCTGATAGAGGTAGTTTCGAGACTAGTAAAGGTCTATTTGGAAAAGAAAATAAAAAATACATTTGTCCTAATGGGCATAAAAATGACATTGATCATGTTTGTTGTTGCGAATGTGGAGAGAATATAAAAGGTCTAACTCCTAATGAGTTGTCAATATTAGAAATGTTTAAATTGAAAATACAGGCAATTCAATCATCCTTTAATTAAACTAGCCTCCCCTTCTGAAGTACAAAAAGAGAATGATGGTGGGTATAAGTGCCCTAATTGCGGGCATCCATTGAAGATTAAGGTGGAATGATGTTATCTTCAATGATCTCAAAATAAAAATCATGAAAGTTTGTTTTCTGCATACAATGCACTACCTTTGCGATACAATATAATACATAAGTAATATGGAAGCAGTAATAAGAAAGCAAACCTCGTTCCGTTTACGTGAGGACTTGTTGCAAATATTGCAGGAACAAGCCAAGAAAGCGAACAGGAGTTTGAATAATTTCGTAGAGAGCACCTTGATGGACGCTGTATACTCCGAACCAAACGAGGAAACGATAGCGGCGATAAACGAGGCTCGTTCTGGAAAGTATGCCGGGACGATAGACGTAAGCAGTTTTGATGCCTTCATGAAATCATTGGACGAGATAGAATGAAAACGATCCATTACAGTACGAAGGCAAAGAAAGACTTAAAGAAGTACCGCAGCAACATCAAGCTGATGGAAGCCTTGTTTGAAGTCTTGGACAAGCTAAAGAAAGGGGAATCCATTCCAAGCAAGTACAAGCCCCATGAGTTGATAGGCAATTACAAGAACTGCATGGAGTGTCATGTAGGCAACGACTTTCTTCTTATTTGGATAGATGCGGTGTCTGACATAGTGGAAATTGTCAGGATCGGAAGCCACTCCGAGCTGTTCGGGAAAAAGAAATGATTTAACATTATCGATGGAAAATGGTAAGGATGAGTAAATAATACCATGATAAGGTGACGGATCGCTGAAAGGCGGTCTTTTTTTATAATCTTTATTGATGTTTTTCCCATAAATATATTGTCCTGTTAAATATTGTTGCTAGATTTGTGCCATTATTAACATCTAAACATAATAACATGGAAAGTATTACTTTATTTGTTGCGATTGTAATTATTGTATTTGGAGTATTGCAAATTATTCTTTTCTTTAAAATTTGGAAGACCACGAATGAGGTATCTCAAGTTAAAAGCATGTTGTCAGAATATGTAAGCAGAAAAGATGTTGTAGATTGGAAACGTCGTTTTTGTATAATGATTGCGGCAGGAAGAAAGGATGAGGCAAAGTTGCTGCTATTTAATAATATAGTAAATAGCTTATCCTTTAAAAATGTTGTTATTAGCACTAATCCAGAATATAGAAATAATGGGATAAATGAGATAAATCAGCGATATTCTATTTATTTGAAATCGTTAGGTCTTAGTGTTTCGGATATAGATTTTGATAATCCAGTATATAAGGAAGTGATTAAGTGATTAAAAATAAATATTTCAACACTGTATCTTAAGCTTAAGCCCGTTCCGTCCTTTCGGTTCGGGCTTTTTTATTTCCTCCTACAACAAAATTACAACAATCCCGCCATTGTTTTTTTTAGGTCCGCTTGATTTTTTGCCATCCCCCTTATATGCGTGAACTTTGAGTTCATGATCGAGATTAAGGACATATCTGGTAGAGTCAAGTTGTCGGTATCGATAGAAACGGGTTCGGTACGTCGGTTTGAGTTGATGAAAGAGGACTATGTGAACCTCGTGTTCTCCTTGTCCGACCCGGTACAACTGGAGATCGGAGACAATATCGATTATGAAGGTAGCGTTTTCTACGTAACTGGCAAGACATACCCGACATTCAACGCATCCACAGGCGGATACGACTATAGCGTGCGATTCGACTCGCATTATTACCGCTGGAAGAATCATATCCTATTTTACGATAGGCAAGGTAACAAGGAAGCGTCATGGAGCCTTACACGTGCTCCGGAGGCCCACCTAAGCATTGTCGTATCCAATTTGCGATCTCTGGGATTCAGGTATAACGGCAAGGAGTACCAAGCCGTTGTCGATAGCTCCGTTGACGCTGTCGCCAAGCTCGTGCAATACGACAGCACGAATATCGTGGATGCCCTTACCAAGATTGCCGAGGCGTGGGAGTGCGAGTGGTGGGTAGAGGGTGACAAGATATATATAGGCAGGATAGAGCGTGGCGATCCCGTAGATCTGGAGATAGGTAGGCAGGTAGCGTCCATGTCAAGGAGCCAAAGCCAAGACCTGTTCGCCACACGCCTGTACGCTTTCGGCTCAACGAGAAATATCCCCTCGGGCTATCGCAAGGGGGAATCCGGTACGGTGGTGCAAGGGGTGGTGCAAAAACGCCTCATGCTTCCTAAGGGAACCCCCTACGTGGACGTGGTACAGGGATTGACCGAGGATCAAATAGTGGAGGCTGTCGTTATATTCGACGATATATACCCTCGTAAGATAGGTACGATAACCGAGGTGATGCCGAAGGAGGTCACGGAGGAGGGCGAGGACGGGACATCGGAGACATTCACCGTCTATCGGTTCAAGGACTCGGGATTGTCCTTCTCCGAGGAATACGTGCTTCCCGGCAAAGAGCTTCGTGTCGTATTCCAGACGGGGCCGTTGTCAGGCATGGATTTCGCCTTGCGATTCAATCCGGAAGGACTGCCGGAGGATGATCCGGAGGCTCAGGTGTTCGAGATAGTCCGTAATGACTCCTATGGCCAGACATTGCCGGAAAGCCCTCTTATACCGGGGACGGGGAACAAATATATCCTATACAATTTTGACACGCAATACGTAAGTGACACCCTTATCCCGCAGGCGGAAGAGGAATTGCTGAGAAGGACGATAGAGTATAAGGCTAAGGTCGTGTCGGACCCTTCCACTTACACATGCGTCCTTAACTCATACTACGCTTCCGGCTACGATGAGAATAATGGTATATTGAACCCGGAAAAGGCGATTGATCTATCCGTAGGACAGCGTGTCAGGCTTATCAATAAGGCCTATTTTGAGAATGGGCGGGAATCTAGGGTATTGGGTTTCGAGAAAAAGCTTGATATCCCATATGATTCGCCTTCCTATACGGTAGGAGAGAGCGCTGCTTACTCCCGGTTGGGGGAATTGGAGCGTAAGTTGGAGAATATCCAATATAAGGATAACACGTACGTCAACCAAGGTAGCGGTTCTTTCGGGGTGTATATCATAAAGAAAGAGGATACTACCGCCGCCTCGGACGAGAATGTTTTCTCCGCTCTGCGGACATTATATGAGATAAACAAGGTAAAACAGGATAACGACAAACGTTACCTTCGTAAGGACATTCCCGATATCGCCCATGAGGATATTTTATTCGACAAAAAGATAGGCTCCTCCATCTTTCTTGACGGCATGGACGGTAAGGGCTGGGAGATCAAGGCCGACGGTTCCGGTATCATGGAGGCGTTGAAGGTGCGTTCCGACATATACGCTGGCAACAAGATCGGCTCCATATCGTTCGCCCCCGGCTTCACCGGCTGGGGCACGGAGATAGACATCCCCACGGCCACGGGAACCTTTGACAACATATTCGCTAGGAAGACCTTCACGGCCTACGAGATAGTGTATTCTCAGATATATGCGTTGGGCGGCAACCAGACCGTGTCCGATATCAACAAGATCGGGAGGGTCGAGAGGCTGTCCGATCGTTGGAGATGCTACATGGACGACATGGACGGTCTCATGCTGATGAACCTCAGGGAAGGTGACGGAGTGAAGATACAGAGAAGGAACGGTATCACGTCCACTAAATATATCTTCGGTCGCTGTATCGGTATCTCATCCGACTATTTCGACGTGGCTTACCCATTGATAGAGGGTACCGGCGAGCCAGAGGCGGGGGATTTCGCCATGCGTTGGGGTAACGACAGGGATACCACTAGGCAGGGACTTATCTATCTGACATCGGCGGATCAAGGAGCGCCGTTCATCGCCGTATATGACGGCATCACTGGCGTTTCCACGCAAGACACGCTGAAGGCCCATATAGGCAACCTCTCCATGATCCGTACCAAGAACGGTACGCAACTGAAGGGTTACGGGGCTTACCTGAACGGGATCTATATAGAGAACTCGTCCATATACCTCGATAACGGCATGACAGTGGAGCAGCAGTTCTCCGTGATGAACGGGGAGCTGAGGAGCGAGATCGAGGGGGTGAGGAACGACATGTCTCTGGAATCCGGGAATATACTTGTCAATTCCACGTTCGGGAAGGACACGAATTATTGGGCGGAGGCCAACGACATCCATCTCATCAACGTGAGCGGCAATCTCCTGTGGGTGGGCGGTTCTTTTTACTCGGACAAGAGGAAGGTTTCCGATATATATAGGGATGGCAGCAGGAACGTGCTTCGCATCAAGGACACGTATATATTCCAGCGTAACGATGTGATGAAAGTTCCTGAGTTGGAAGAGAGCGAGGATGGTCATACGTTCTCCTTCTCCTTGTTTTACAAGGTCATGAGACGAGGTGTTTTGACGGTGGGTTTCCAAGGGCAGGAGTTGTACGAGTCCTTGACGCTGGAGCCGTCCGACGAGTACGTCAAGCTGTCAAAAGCCGGCAAATGGGACGGTACCGGGGATTTCCGGATCGGATTCACCGGCGAGATATTGATATACAGCGTGTCGTTGTTCAACGACCGGTTGGCCGATGCCGTGATAAAGCTTGAGACGCGGATATTACAGACAGAGGAGTATATCAAGTTGCTGGCCACGAAGGAGTACGTGGACTCGGAGACCGGTGCGATATATACCAAGTATGACGCTGAGTTGTCGGTCATGGCCGATAAGATTGAGCAACGTGTAACCAAGACGGATTTCGATACGGAGACAGGAGCGATTAAATCGGAGCTAGAAGGAAAGATTACCGTAGAGGCTGGAAGGATAACGAGCTTGTCGACATCATTAGATAACACAAACAATTCGCTTACGCAAGTAGGCACGGAATTGGATGCTGTAAAAGGTAATCTGGAGCTATATGTCAAGAAAGATGGTGTGATAAGTTCAATCAATCTTTCAGATGAAGGCATATTGATACAGGCTGACAGAATCAATCTTGTAGGGGCGGTGACGTTCAGCATGTTTAATACGGATGTCAAAAATACGATCAATAACGCTAGCAGTAATGCTAGTTCGGCTCTATCGAAAGCTAACGAAGCCTTGTCTGACGCTTCTAGCGCATGGAGTAAGGCTTCGTCTGCCGAATCGACTGCCAGTACAGCATATTCAAACGCTTCCAAGGCTATTCAAGACGCAGCTACGGCCATATCAAATGCCGCTAAAGCCGTAACTACAGCCGGATCAGCGCAAGAAGCTATTAACAATCTTCCTGCATGGAGTAAGGAGGCTAGCATAATAAAGGCCTTAACTTCTGCCACTGTGATAGTTAATGGATATATCAAGACATCTATGATCGACGTAGATAATCTATACGCAACCAGTTTGGACGCAGTAAGGGGTACAATTGGAGGATTTACGATTAACAATAATCAGCTTTATGGAACAACGAATAATGAATATTACGGGAGTTATAAGATGTACATGGACTCAAGCAGATGTGAGATCGGGATATCTGATAGCAATGAGTCAACGTATAAACTGAGCGTAGGATATAATTATAGGACAACGAATGATGCGGGGACAGCGTCCTTGTTCATCAAAAAATCACTGGCGATAAGAACTATGGTCGAAGTCCCGAGAACCGCCATAAAAGTAGCGGTCACTAACGCAGACGATTCTAATATGGTAAAATTAGAATGTGAGTCTACCAGAAATGATAGTGGGTTCATGAATTTTTTGTATTGCGAGCATGGGATAAGAGAGATACAGCTTGGGACCAAGAAGTTCTCAAACGACTCGCCAGGAATATGGCGTACCGTTTTACGTATGGATCTTATGCCTTCGGTAACACAAGTAAACACTGAATCCACATCAGGGACTAGATATAATGTCAAATGGGATTCCGCTACGGGACTTTTATATATAGAATAATTATTAACAACTAAAATACAGTAAATCATGAAAGTAAATTTCAACAAACCCCTAAAGACCTTTAAGGGGGAAGACATGAAGGACGAGTTCGGAAAAGTACAGATTATCAAAGATATAGTATGCGCTAGGCTTTACTCTTCCGGCGATGACATGAATCAAGACGAGAAGTTCGAGGCTTACAACCTCATGACACGGATCAACGCCGCCGAGGGTGAATTAGATATCAGCGACAAGGAATCAGTATTGATAAAGAAATGTTGTGACAAGACGTTGACCGCAGGGGCCTTCGGCCAGATATTTAACATTTTAAACGTATGATATCATGGAGATAACGAGCGACACAAGGACGATAAACGGCTACTCGGAAGTGGCCGGTATCAAGATACAGTATTCCGCCTCGGTCAAGACCGATGAGCGGATAGACCGGATAACAGGCTCTTTTATCAAGGACGGGGTACGTGTGGGATCTCTGGCCTACGAGCGTAACGGGCAATTCTTCATGTCGGTGGACAAGCCCGGCGTGATAACGAGCAAGGAGGATGCGGTGGCCATCGCCACTCAATTCTTTAACGACACTTACGAGATGTTGAACAGTCAAGCGGTGGAGTAATATGGAAAGCATCATCCTATCATCGGGCACCGAGGTAACCCCCGAGGACATCCAGAAGATAGCGTCGGCGGTCAACGACCTCTTGCTGACCACGTCGAAAGACCCGGGGCAGTACGAGGAGGCCGATAGCCTGCAAGGTATATCGTCCTTGCCGGTGTTCAGGCAATCCGGATCGGCCTACGATCTCGTACGTGTGGCCATATCCTTGTTGAGGGGCGTTGACGGGAAACAGATCATCTTGCAGGTCACCGCAGATTACATACAGTGGCGTTACGAGGACGGGATGTGGCAGAACCTCATACCGCTCGCCGACTTGATGAGGCCGGCCACGGAAGCCGCCGCCGATGTGCGTGAGAGGATGGACGCTATCGTGAGCGAGGTGAACGCCTTGAAGACCCAGTTCGAGAACGACGTGAGGCACGCCTTGGAGAGGGCGGACGCGGCAACCGAGAAAGCGAACACGGCGGCTGAGAACGCCAAGTCGGTGTCTGACCACCCGGGCTATATCGGCGATGACTTCCATGTCTACACGTGGGATTACGCTACCGGGGCCTATATCAAGACGGACAGGATACTGAAACCGGAGGCGTTCACGATCTACAAGGTCTATAAGTCCGTCTCGGCTATGGAGGCGGACAAGTCTAGCGTCCCGGAGGGGAAGTTCGTCATCATCAACACGGGCAGCGTGGAGGAGGAGGATACCGGAAAGCTGTATCTGAGGACATCGACGGGCTACGACTATATCGTGGACGTTTCCGGTATGAGAGGCTTCACCGGGAAGACCCCGCAATTCTCCATAGGCACCATAACGGCGGGCACGTATCCTTCCGTATCGTTGTCCGACGGGGGCACGGACGCATCCGGCAACCCCGTATACAGGATGAACTTCGTGCTGCAGAGAGGCCCTAGGGGATTCTCTCCCAAAATATCGATCGGCAAGGTGACGACCGGTCTCCCGGGAACGGTGGCCCAAGCCACGATAACCGAGAAGGGAGAGACCGAGGAAGGGGTCCCATTGGCAGAATTAGATCTTACCATCCCGCAAGGACAGGACGGGGCGGTGGCCGGCGTATACAAGACAAGGGAGATCGACCATGTCCCGGGGGCTAACGACGTGACCTACGAGGAGGGCGGCGAGACCAAGAGCTACCCTATAGGCGGCGAGGTCTATCTAAGGGAGTCTCCCGGAGACGTTACGTTCTACAAGCTCCACGACATAGTGGAGGGTAAGGCCATATGGGAGGAGTCTTCCGGTGCCGCGTTACCGGGGAACGTCTACTTGACCGGGGCGAATTACTACAATGAATCAGTAACAATAATCGATAAAGGGATATTATCATGAGCAAGAGAGGAGCTTACATATACCAACAGATAGAGCAGACCACGGCAGAGTGGACGGCTGACAGCACCATATACCCGCCGTCGCTATGGCTTTTCGAGCGATTAACCAACGGTAATTTAAATATGAAGTTCTCGGACGGTGTCCATACGTACGCCAATCTTCCGTTGATGATGCAAGACATCAAGGTGAGGATAAAGACTAACACGGACACGGAATACGTCTTGGAGATAACCTCCGCTGAGGGAACCATAACCACGCCTAACTTGCGTGACCATTACGACGATACGGATATCCGGAATCTGGTCACCGGTCTAAGGACGGACGTTGATAAGTTAAAGCCCGTTGTCACATCCACCCCGTCTAACGGCCAGATAACCATAACGCCGGACAAGGCCAAAAACGAAGATCCGGACGTGTCGATAACGCTGGAGACCAAGGGGGACAAGGATAAGTCGCTGATGGCCGACGGTAATTACCGCAAGTTGCCCGTGTACGGGAGGAACCTGTTGCTGGGATCGGGGAAGGAGGTGAGTAACTCTAACCAAAATATAGCTAATTATTGGTTGGTAGAACAGATTCCGGAAGGCACGCAGGTTACAGTCACTGTATGGGGAGATTTAGGAGAAGGGATAGAGTTCCTTAGATTATACAATTCAGGAGGTTCAGTGACATTGATTTCGTTTAATCGCAACAATTTCGAAAACGGCAAAACAAGCAGAACATTTAACTGGAATATTAAAAGTCCAAGTGGCGAAAGTACTGCTGATAATACCCGTTTATCACTATTCGTTAATCCTGTTATCGCAGAATCTACCTCCACCATCCACAAGATCAAGCTCGAGTACGGCGACATCTCCACCGAGTGGACCCCCGCTTGGGAGGACATCCCGGATATAGAGGAGCGGTACGCCTACGGTGTAGAGTGGAACATGGCTTCGTCAAGCCCGGACGGGAAGCGTGTGGGTAATATGCAACTGCATAGGGATTTGCCGGTGCAGAGCGGGATGATACGCTGTATTATTGATAATAATGGAGGTATTGTGAGATACAATGACGAGGCAGTTGATGATATTCTAACACAATCGGCTATGGTTGAGATCCCTGAACATTGGTTTAAATTATATACAAATGGTACTAAGTTTAAAGCGATGTTCTCTGCAATACCTTTACCCGGATATAACCACATAGATAAATTTTACATATCTACTATGGAGGCTAGAATTTATCGTAATAATTCGACTTTGTTTAGTTCTAAAGGTGTTAATTCTACTGATTCTAGCGTCCGCGGCGGCGACAACACCGCCGACTGGGACGGCACCTACCGTTCCTTGCTAGGTCGTCCCGTCACCAACCTTACCCGAGACCAATTCCGGCAAGCCGCAAGGAAAAGAGGCAGCGGATGGGAGATGTATACCTATAACGCCCACAAGACCCTGTTCTGGCTATTCGCCGTCGAGTACGCCACGCTGGACAGCCAGAAGCCTTTCAACGCCCAGAAGGACGCTAACGGTTTCGCACAAGGCGGCCTAGGTCCGGGACCGACGCAAATGACGGATTGGACTAACTTCAACAACGCCAACCCCCTTATCCCATGCGGCTATACCAACGAGTTCGGGAACGGCTCGGGAGAGAAGGCATATGTGGTGAAGAACGCTTCCGGCGGTACTTACGCCACGTTGATGGCTAACAGGTATCGTGGCATAGAGAATCCGTTCGGACACATATGGAAATACACTGACGGGGCCAATATACAGGTCACCACGGGCGATGCGGGATTATCCATATTATGGACTACCGATGACCCATCGAATTTCAGCGACACCTCTTACACCGGTTATGACAAGAAAGGCAATATCTGCCGTACAGATGGTTATGCCAAGAAGATGTTGCTTGGAGAAGATGGCGATATAGTGGCCACGGAGGTCGGCGGTAGCTCCTCTACCTACTGGTGTGACTACTATTACACCTATACATCAGCAAACCGCATACAGGTGTTACTGATTGGCGGTTCTGCGGACATTGGGCAGAATTCGGGCCTTGCTTACATAAATACGCATGATGCGTCTTCCGCTGCGGCTAAATACTTTGGTTCGCGCCTTTGCTTTTTCCCCGAATATCGTAAAACGTCGGCGTAGCCGCACGTCTCACGTCGGGAATTTTTTTGTATAACGATTAAATAACAAGACATGAAAAGAACATATAGCGACACTATACCGATCACTATGGAAAAGGACGGTGACGGATCCTACCTTTACCGGTGGGACGTTAGAGAGGAGACAAGGGAGATGGGTGACGATATGTCCCCCGTGATCTCCTATAGTTACAACGAGGTCAGGGTATGGCCCACGTTGACGGCCAACAAGATATTGGAGGCCTGTATTAACTCACTATGGGACAAGGACGTGGAGCAAAAGAAGCTGAACGACTACAACGCCGCCCAGCTGGGCATATTGGACTTGTCATACGTGGAGTCTTATAAGACGTTCCTTAACGAAAGGAAGGCGTTGAAAGACCGTGTGGATAGCGATTTCGCCGAGTGGGAGGCGGCGAGAGAGGATGAGAGCATAGTGGTTGTTTAACTAATTAAAAAAAAAGGATCGGAAGAATGGATTGGACGATGATGTTAACCGCCGTATTAACCTTTGTTGGAGGAGGTGGTCTTGGAGCAGTGCTGATGTTTCCGCAAAAGAGGAAATCGGCCGAGTTGGAGAATGAGACGAAAGCGAGTGAGCAATGGAAGGAATTGTATATCAAAAGTCAGGAGGAAAAGAAAGGTTTGAGCAATCTTATAGATAAACTATACGACGATCAGGGACATTTTCGTGACGAGAATAACCGTCTTACAACCCAGATAGCGGTATACAAAGTACTTAAATGCAGAGATTTGAAATGTACCAATAGGAATCCTCCTATCGAGAACAATATAAATAGTGAGGATAAGGAGGATAAAGATTGCGATAAAGAAGGCTCCCCAGATCCAAAAGGATAGGGGAGCCGGATAAATTTTAGCTTCCTGTCTTTCGCAAGGGAGGATAGCAAGGTTAACAAAGCGCATAAAAGTATAAAAAATAATTGATATGAGAACGATTAACAGGAAAATCAACTTGATTGTGATCCATTGTTCGGCCACTAGGGTAGATAAGGATTATACCCCTGAGCAATTAGAGAGAGACCACAAGGCGAGAGGATTCAACTCTGCGGGTTATAACTATTATATCCGGAAGAGCGGGGAGATAGTATCTATGCGTCCATTGGAATTGATTCCGGCTCATGTGACCGGATATAACAAGAACAGTATAGGAATATGCTATGAGGGTGGTCTTGATCCGGACGGGAATCCGGATGATACACGAACGGAGGCACAGAGACAGTCGATTATAAGGCTGTTGTTGGATTTGGTCGTACAGTTCCCGGATAGTAGGATCTGCGGTCATCGTGACCTATCCCCGGATCTTAACGGTAACGGTAAGATTGAACCGGACGAGTGGATGAAGATGTGTCCATGTTTTAATGCCGAGGAGGAGTATCGCAATATATGAAACCTTGGCAAGTAATATTAATACTAGTGTGCTTGGTAGCCAGTTTCACGGCTGGCTACCATATCCGGGGGGATGTGGCTAGTGATTCGATATCCAAGACCGACACGTCCGCCAAGGTGGATACGATACATGACAGCATCCCGTACCCGGTCTATGAGACACTGGTACAAACAATACCTGAGCCTTTTCCTGTCTACATTACATTAGACGGTGATACGATTAAGGAACCTATATATGTCCCGGTGCCGATAACTCAAAAGGAGTACAAGACGGATGATTACCGGCTGTCAATATCCGGCTATAAGTCTAATCTTGATTACATCGAGGTTTATAGAAGGACTGAGTATATAACCAAGACGATCTCCCCCCGTAGATGGGGAATCGGTGCGATAGCCGGTTATGGGATCGGAAAGCATGGCTTGTCACCCTATGTCGGGATAGGCGGGTTTTATAGAATTTGGTGAGGCTTCCATGGCTCACGCCCGAGAAACCTCTGATAATAGAATGAATGCGTTATATGAATAACAAGGGCTGACGTTTTTTGTTCATGATAATTTAATATTAGTTTGATGGTGACTTCGTGAGAACGAACCGGAAAGGGAAGATAAAGAAAAAAGAATCTTCCCTAAATAATCGGATCGGAAGTTTGATTATTTTTTCATGCCACGCACGACGGGAAGATTCTTACAAGTCTTTCTGCCGTGCATTTTTTGTGCCCGGCTTTGATAGTAAAACAAACCACGAAATAAAAAGTTTATGAATAAGGTGGAAATTTTTTACAAAAAAGTGATAGAGGCAGTCTGCAAGGAGTGCGGAACCGATCCGGTAATGATGTTTAGCAACAACAAGGAGAGGAACGTTGACGCTAGGGGAGTGGCTATAACCATACTGGCTGATCGCAAGTTGAGCGACAATATCATATCCGATCTGACGGGGATGACGAGGCAGGCGGTCAACAGGATGCGTAACTTGTACCCGGACAGAATAAGGAGGAGTTACTACCTGAGGAGGACGGTGGAGAGCGTTAAAGATAACATAAATGAATAGTTATGATTATATTACAACTTTTTCAAAGTTCAAATGTTATACTAATGATAGAAAAAAAGTTACCGAAAATATTGTAGGTGATAGAAAAATAGTTATCTTTGTGCGTTCATTCATCCAAGATGATGATTTTATTAACCAAAAGGATTAGCACATGGTAAGAAAGATCAAGGCTGTTATGGCCTTATTGGAAGCGAATGGATGGGCGCACATAAGAACTAGAGGAGATCACAGGATATTCAGGAAAGACGGAGAACCCCGTTCTATTCCTATTCCGGGGAGTCCTAGTGACGATCTAGCAATCGGTACGCTAAAATCAATATTAAAACAAGCCGGGCTAAGCGAGTCTGACTTTGATAAAATTTGATTAACATCCAATGGATAGCAGGACATATAGCCAGTCCTGCTTTCATTTTGGATGAGTGATAAATTTGCAAACATGAACCTAAAAAAAATATCAAGATGAAAACGTTGACTGTTATAATCGAGAGAACCGAGAATAATTACTCGGCATATCTGCAAGAAGTGGATGGCATCGTGGCAACAGGTAAAAGCGTGGAAGAAATAAAAAAATGTATAATTGATTCTATTAACGTGCTAATAGATGAATGTAATGAGTTTGGCGATACCATTCCAGAGGCGCTTAAGGGTGAGTATTGTTTGGCGTTTAAAATGGATGTTAAATCTCTTTTGGATTTCTATTCAAAGATATTCACCAAAGCAGGATTAGAGCGTATTACGGGCATAAACCAAAAACAATTATGGCATTATGCGTCAGGTTTGCGTAACCCACGCCCAGAACAAACCGTTAAATTAGAAAATGCCCTTCATAAGCTAGGAGAAGAATTATTGGCTATAAATTTATAATTAACCGCTATCCTTATGCTTCCTATGGCCCCCAAAAATCTGGGGGCTTTTTTTGTCTCATTCCCTTCCGCAAAGAACTAGCAACAACCTCGCAACAAGCTAGCAAGGAGATATTTATTTAGCAAAGCCCTTCTCATGATTTTTGTCGTGTCCGGTAATGGTGCCGGATTAACGACAAAAATTAAAGATAATGGATAGAAATTATTTTATCGGTACTCCCGAAGGAGGCAATTCCGGTGGAAGTAAGTTTGACATCATGGCCTTTCTCCCGAGCTTGATGGGCGGTGGTGGAAAATCATTGGACCCCAATTTGGTAGCGGCTTTGATGAACAATAAGGGCAATCAAGACGCTTGGGGCGGTGGTGGTTGCTGGTGGATCTGGATCATCCTCCTGTTCTTCGTATGGGGAGGCTGGGGTGGCAACGGCTTCGGCAACAACGGGGCTAACGGATTACCGGCTCAATTGAACAATGACGCTGGTCGTGAATTGTTGATGAACGCTATCCAAGGAAACGGAACGGCTATCAGCCAATTGTCATCTTCCTTGAATTGCTCAACCCAACAATTACAAAACGCTATCTGCCAGATCCAAGGACAGATCCAGAGCGTGGGTAACCAAGTAGGCTTATCCTCTCAGCAAATCATCAACGCCGTTCAATCCGGTAACAACCAATTGTTGAGCCAGATCGCCTCTTGCTGCTGCGACGTTCGTAACGCTATCACTACGCAAGGTTATGAGAATCAATTGGCCATTGTCAATCAGACGAACACCTTGTCCGGTAACGCCAATACGCAGTTTAACATCCTTGGAGCCAAGATTGACGCTCAAACCCAGATCATCAATGACAAGTTCTGCCAGTTGGAGATGAGAGAGATGCAAAACAAGATCGACACGTTGCGTCAAGAGAAGTCAGCCCTAGAGCTTGGAATCTCTCAGGCCGCACAGACCGCCAACATCGTGTCCCAGCTAAAGGCTCCATGTCCGATACCGGCCTATTTCGTCCCGAATCCCAACTGTTGCAACCCGATGCAGGTACAAGTAACCCGTGAGGGGTGCGGATGCGCGTATAATGGAGGCTTAGTATAAGGAGGCCCTGTCATGACAGCGAGATTAAACGTAAGGACTTGCGTCCCGAGGGTTGACCAGAACGGCATCTATGTCGTGTCAACGACGGGCAAGGCCGTATCCACCCCCGATGGAGAGGAACCAAGGATCGATTTCGGACTCAATCCGTTCGTATGGTGCGCCCTCCCAGATGTTGGGGTATTGATCTGGAGAGTTAGACATCCGGTTACGACCACGGAGGCTTCTTATCCCGTGAACGTTATAGTTCCCAACGGATACGCCACGACAGTCCCGTCACAAGGCGTTCAGGCGGGTACTAGCCGGATTCCGGTTGTTGACCACCATAACGTACAGGTGACAGGGAATGACGTTAACGTCCCTGTGGACTCCGCTAACGGATCGCCTATGTTAGGAGGTTATACAGAGCATATTGTTTGGTTCAATAAGCCTCAGGGGATATTCCGTCTTCTAGGGGTTAAGGCATCAAGCAATCCTACTCCGTCCGCCCAAGTGGGCGATACCAGAGCGGAGGCGAACGTAACGAGAAATAAATAACGAGAACCCGGGATAATACCCGGTTCTCTTTAAATCAAGAAGAAAATGACATTTAAGGAACTAAGAGAAGGCAACCAATATTTTATCCTTCATAAGACAGACAAGCCTTTCTGCGAGGTAGGTAGCGTGGTGGAAACTAAAAACCTGAGACCTAAACCGCAAAATTTCAATACGGGCTACCCTCCCTTGCAACCGGAGATGGTTATCGATCTAACGGTCAAGGTAGGCGACGACATGGTTAAACTATCTTCCGTACCGGCCGATAAGTCCATAGCGGACTATAAGCCTGACAACGGCGAGAAACTGGTATTGGCGTGCGATCTGGCCATGATGAACCAAGAGATAAGCTCCATGTTGCAGAATAGCCGACAGGTATTGGATAGCATAGAGGCCCATAAGTCCATCATAGATAATTGCGAGCTTATGCTTACCCAACTCAATCCCCAGTTCAAGAAGGAGAAAGAGCAGGAGGATAAGATTGCCAATCTTGAGAGCGAGATTGCGGAGATGAAAAGATTGTTTGGTGGCGGTATCGAGGAAATTAAGCAGATTCTTTTTGATAAACAAGGTAATAACAATAAAAAATCAGGATAATATGGGAACATATAGCAGAAAACTGAGAGAGCTGATCGAGGAATTCGACGCCATGGAAGACGAGGATATGTTGGAACTGGCGAAGGAGGCCTATAAGCTTGGCTGTAAGGAAGGAAAGCGGAAGGCCATGGAAGGCTATGGCAACCGCATGGAGGAAGACGAAGACGATGAGTTCGAGGACGACGACGAGTTCCGTGAGATGTGGGAGCGTGGCGGCTACGGCAACCGTGGCGGCGGTCGTGGATCATCCGGGGGAGGCTATGGCAATCGCCGTGGGGTGCCGGGCACCGGACGCTACTCGAGACGATATCGTAGATAACCATGAGGGGGGACCGGTTTCCCCCTCCTAAAAAACAGAGGAATATGAGACTAGATATGTATGATGATTTCCCTTCCGGCATGCGATCCTACCTGAAGGCGTATGGCTGGCATTTCTCCAAGGCCATGTGCGATTGGGCCGTATCCATGATGGAGAAGGAGGACGGAAACGGGAAGAAGGTCAAGATAACCCCTTTCACTAAGGAGCAGGTGGATGAGATGCTGAAGAAGTATAGCGTTGACGTGAAGAAAAAGGGTGGATACGATTATGTTTACGCCGCCAACATGTGCAAGGCCGATTACCTTGGCTCCTCCGTGCCTAACGAGCAGTACGCCGCTCTTTATGTCAAGAACGTCTGCGACGATCCGGACGCTTACGACGGGATAGTGTTCACCCGGTTCTACGCTGATTGCATCGGGTCCGGCACGCCTATAATCTGGGAGGAGATGATGTGATGGGAGGCTGGGGCTACATACTGAGGATCTTGAAGGGAGAGTCCCCCAAGGACGTGCTGGCGAGTATGCCGGATAAGGATTTTGACAAGGTATCCGAGGTGGTGGGCAATCTCAAGGCAACCAATCTCACCCGGCAACAAAGGAGGAGGATAGAGCGGGAGTTCAAGACGGTAAGGAGATGATACGACGGGATTACCATATCAAGAGATACGATTGGGTGATCCACGTGCTGTATAACGTCACCTGTTCGAGGACATCCGATATCATAGCCCTATTGAGGAGGGTCGGTTGCCCGGAAAGCAAGATACGGGAGGCTTATGGCAATATGGGGTCGTGCAATCTGGACGTGGGACTTACTTATTCCAGCTACCGGCGAAGGGAATCCGTCATGGTGATAGGCCGGACCTCGTCCTATAGGGAGTTCGCCAATTCCCTGTTCCATGAGTGCCGCCATTTGACGGATCATATGTCCTTGGCCTTGGATATGGAGATCGGAGGGGAGCCTATCGCTTACTTGGCTGGCGATATAGGAGCCTTGATGTCCGATGAGATAAGGATGTTCATCTGCGATTGCCATCGTCACAGGAACGATATAAACGATGAGTTATGGGAAAGAAAAAAGAAGATAAAAAGAAAAAGGAATCCGCAAGACGGGAGATAGACCGCCTCACGGATTCCTTGGATTTCGAGCCTGTCAACTTCTATGAGGTGATGGCCCGGATACGGCACTTGATGTGCCTGTTATAGACCAATATCGCTTAATAACCCACTGAATAAATGAGCGTAATACAAAGGTTGTGTCTCTTTGGGATTATTAGGGTTTACTTGGTTCTCTCCATATTTAAGTCCGTCCGCTGTCAAGGATTTGAATTTCTTTATACCCTTACTGGATTGTCGTTGCAAGGTCGTTAATAATCCCTTTGCGGCCATTCTTGCGTTGAAAGCCTGTGCGGATATTTTTAATCCGTTAATTCCCAATAGTTCGGTGGCTGACAATAATTGATCCTTGGATTCCGTGTAGTCCGGAGTAGGCAAGCCCAATGGATCGAGTATCTGCTTTGCCATGAGTAATTTCGAGCTATCATTTAAGTTTAGGAACTTTGCCGCCCACGAAGCCGCCTTCATTTTGTCGGATAACGATAGCGTTTGTTCCGCTGATTTATGAAAAACCTTTCTATACACCTCGAAAACTGGCCTTACCTTTCTAGCAATAAAGAACTCCATACATGAAACTGTAAGCTTATAGTCAATCTTATTGTTTCCTCCCCAACTTGCTTCATCTTGCTTGCCATTTTGGGCAAGCGTCTTGTAATCAACTCCCTCGATAAATTGTTCATTTGAAGTCAATGCTCTAACAGCCTTCCCTTTTTCAGAATAGACTAATGGCCAAACTTCGTCAAGATTGATTGGAAACTCATCATCAGATTGAGCCAATTTTAAAACAGCCTTGAAATAACGTTTTATTTCATTCTCGCTACTATTCTTTGATAATATTAATTTTGATTCCATAATAACCTTATTTTAAAATTTAAATGTTGAGTGATCTCTTGATCTCTTCCGTGATCCTTTTAGTTATACGCTCTTGATTCCATTCGTGCCATTCGGTATACAGACCTTTTCCTACGAGATAAAAGAAACATGAGTTCTTTAGATCGGTTTCTTGCTGAGAGGTGATCTTGGCCCATTTAAGACGGTTCTCTAACATTGAGATATCCTTCTTTAGTTCTTGGATCTTTTTGCTTTCCAATGGGATTGATGCGGTTTTAGCTACAGTCGTATGAAAGACTTTCCGGTATACCTCGAACACCGGGCGTATTTTCCGGGCGATAAAAAATTCCATGCAGGGCACGGATAGTCGATACTCGATCTTTGGCCTTCCTCCTTTTGGGTTTTGCGGATTTTGCCGCAAAACTTGATAGTCAATATCTTGCATGAATGTTTTCTGCAAGACATCTACGGCATCCGATCTCTTGTTGTACACTAAAGGATATACCTCGTCAAGGTTCACGGGGAACTCTTGATCTGATTTTGACAGCTTGAGTACTGCCATGAAGTAGCGTCTGATTTCTACGGTGCTACTTTCTCTTGTAAGAATTGTTTGCTTCATCTGGTCTTCGCATTAGATGAATAAAAAAAGAGCAACCCCTCATAATCCTAGTTTGCGAAGACCACACATATCGTAGAGATACATGAACGGATTATGGGAGCTGCTTATACTTCTCTCATTCTCTACTGGACCACTCGCTTGCGGTGCCTATGTGTAATCTTCGCACCGCGAACTTACGAATTTTCCCGGAAAAGCAAGCGATATTTTCATATCTTTTTAATTAAGAGCCTTCACGGGAAGGCTCGGTTAATACTATTCCTCTTAATAGTCTAATAAAAGACCTCATGTACTCGCAATTCTGATTGCAATCATTCATTTGATTGCACATTCGATCATTGTCTTTAGAGAGGTTTGGACAACTTTTCCAGTGAGCATTAATAGCTTCTGCCATTTCCCATTCGGCACCTGCTATAAATCCCTGATAATACGCCGGGAATGCACTACCGCTACTCCTGCTTTCAGCGAATAAATGAGCCGCTTCTTCTACTGTCTGTCTCATATCGATCTTGCTCATATTTATTTATCTGTTAGGAATTTCTTATTCAAGTGCCCTTCTCTGATAAGCCATTCGATAGCGTCAACCATATTGTCCATCAGATTCTCTTTGTCGAAGGATTTTGCGCAATTGTAAGTATTGTCACCTTCCCCGTCCTCGATCCAGTCCGATGCGTACATTAACTCAACGAAATTTCCGGATAGGTAATAAACCATCCCGTCAATATCATCTTGATATGATTTAGGCATCATATCTATCAGCTTGGATAGAGACCAAGCCGGGCAATCGTCTTGGTATGAACGATCGTAATACTGGCTATCTCTAAGAAGTACACTTTCTGTCAAAGTGTATGTCTCTCCATATACATCATAGAAAAACTTTCCTTTTTCGTCTTTACGGATATCCTCCCATGGCGCTATATTGCTTTCATCGTCAACATATAGTAAAACCATGTCCGCCGTCTCCGGTCTCACCCCGGCCTCTAATAGCCGGGATGATTGTTCTTTATTCGTGCATATTTGTGTGTTCATCTTTATTCCTAACTTAATTTATAAATAGATGCTACATGATGGGAAAAATCACCATCTCCATACGCAATTATCTCGTACTTATCTCCGTCCATATCGACTATACATTGATTGCGATCTCGTTCTATGACTTCATAATCATCTGGCAATTCGTTTTCTAAAAAGTCATCCATGGAATCGGTGTTTGTAAAAAGACAGTAATCGGTTTGCCAATTGTAGTATTGCAGCAAACCATCTGAAATCATACTTTTAGTCAACATACTTTATCCTCCTATTGTATTTCCAAGCCCTATAAAACCACTTAATAAAGTTAACCCAGCATTTCGGTGTCATTAGAAACTTTCTCACCGCATAGAAGGGTAGTATTGTCTCCATTGCGACATAGTACTTACCCCATATATAACGGTGACGTGTACATTTCTCCGCTATCTTCCTTTGCTTCTTGTCTATCCATCCATGATAATGAAAGGCTATAAAATTATCATGGAACCAGACCTCAATAACGGTGTTCTCTCCGTTATCATTGGTTTGCCTGACGTTCATTCCCCAACTCATATAATCATTGATTGTTAAAATATTCCTTACATTTAAAACCTTTTCTCGGAGGGGATGGTTACCTAGCTTGGATAACTACCGCATAGTGCAATATCTTTGTTCATGGTTACCAGTCCTCCAAATCTTCCCTTGTATAGGAATCGTTTGTGTCATCTTCATCGATATAACTATCACAATAGTCCAATAGGTTGTACGAATTCTTACCGTGTAGGCACTCGTTCCTGAGCGCACAATTCATACAGCACCATTCATCGCTTATTCTCATCATCTTATCCCTCCTGTAATATAACATCCCCATCCTTATCCGTGAACACGTCCACTAAATCGTAGTAATATTCCTTATCCGACGTGCGGATCATTACCTCCGCTTCCGGGTCTTGCTCTTGGAGAAGAGCGATTAGTTCTTTATTTCTCATATCAATTTGGATTAAATAGTTAATTACCCGGCTTTCTCAAAAGCCTTATTGAACACCCTCGGATCAAGTATAGCGTTCGTTATCGCCGTGAACGCCTTCACGATCTCGGGCTGCTCATTTAAGTTTATTTTCACGTCCTTCCCGGTGACCTCGCTTGATAACCGGTCACTTAGGAACTCTACCCTGCCCAAATCTAGATAGGACAGGGGATTGTACGCCAACGGGACGATCCCCCGCATCCTTTCGCCGAAATCGTATATCGTGATCCTAGACATCTGCGCAATCATGTTTATCGTGGATGACAAGGATGCTATCCTGTTCGCCGAACCGGATACCCCGTGATCCAGCAATATCTGGCTGATCGTGTAGTAATACCGGTCTATATGAGGCTGCACGTCCTCCTCCATGCTTTGCGTTATCTCGGCGAACGCCTCCTTGTTGGCCTTGGCTATCCGGAAGATGTTGGTGTTATAAGCGTTTATCCCCCTCTCGATAGCGTTGGCCGTCCGTTTTGCGTTATGCCTGTAGTGCTCGCTATTCCTTATGGCCTCCATGAGTGATACCGTGTAGTTATACACTTGGTCGTTCAAGAAAAGCACCATGTAGGTTAGCGAGGTGACAAGGCCGTTCGTGTCCTTGTCGATCTCTTCCCAATCGTTGTATTGTTTCATGACTTATTCATCGAATTTGATTTGGTACAGGTGGAAACAATTCTCGTGCAGGTTAACAAATTCCTTACGTGGAGGGAATATCTGAGCTACCTGCATGCTGTCCGGCATAAACTTGTATCGTATCTCTTTCAGTTCGTAATATCCGAGCGTGTGATTGGCGGATACGGACAGATGCCATTTACCCATTTCCTTATTTATGAGAATATCCTTTCCTTTGTAGGTGAACATGCCCGTCTCGTAGATTCCGTGCTCATCCTCGATATGCTCATATATGAAATCGATCGGAAGCATCGTAAATGCCATTGGTAATGGCCGTTTATATTTCTTCAATTCCTCATTTGTCATTTTCTCTGTTTTTTAATTTATCTCATCATAGATGAATGCAGTTTTCAACTATGATGAATGATTAAACCTCTGTTTTAGCAAAAACTACGCTTTCATGGTCCGGCCTCAGATGGGCCATGCAAGCCTTGCTGTATTCGCAATCCCTAGCTCCATCGCCCCGGAACAGGCATCCCCTGCATACGACCGCTTTCCCTTGGTATATTGCCTCGAAGCGCTTGACTTGCACCCTGTTTGTCCCGACTTGGATAACAAAGCCGGTAGGGGTGTTTCTCAATCTCTCTGTTATTTCCATGATCTGTTTTTAAAATGGCATGTCCTTGTCACAACTCCCGTAATCGTAGAACTTGGTCATGCCGTCATTATGCTTAAATTTTACTAATCCAGTGGCCCCATCTCTATTCTTGGCCACGATCAACTCTCCGTAATTGCGTTCTACGTTGCCGTTCTTGTCCTTGACCTCGATCTTGTAATACTCCGGTCTATGAATGAACATTACGATATCAGCGTCTTGCTCGATAGCCCCGGATTCCCTAAGATCGGATAGGAGGGGTTTCTTGTCCGGTCTGGCCTCGTTTCCCCTGTTCAATTGGGATAAGAGCAAGAAGGGAACCTTTAACTCCTTCGCCGTGATCTTGGCGGTCCTTGACATCTTGGCTACCTCCCGCTCACGGTTTCCTTCCCGTTCCCCGCTCTCCGCCAATTGGAGATAGTCGGCCATGATGATCCCGCACTTGCCTTGCTTCTTCAGTATCTTACATCGTGAGCGGATGTAATCCATCGTAACGCACGGGTTGTCATCGACATAGATCGGGAGCCTCCAAAGCTCGTTGACTGCCGTCTCTACCTTGTTGATCTCCTCGTTTGTCATATACCCGGACTTGAACCGTTCCGGATCTACGTCGCACTCGGATAGGATCAACCTGTTGGCCAAGCTTATGTCGGACATTTCAAGCGAGAATATAGCCACGGGCGTGTTGGATTTTGCCGCCGATTTGGCCAAGTGAAGCATCACGGCCGTTTTTCCCATGGAGGGCCTAGCCGCTATTATCACCAAGTTTCCCGGCTGCCATCCGTTCGTGATCTTGTTCAGGTCGTGAAGACCCGTGTCAACACCGGATCGGATGTTTTTCCTCGCCATCTCCACACGCTTGTATAAACCGTCCATGGAGCCTTTAAGGGCCTTGGATATATGCTCGCCATTAGACTTGCCGATAAGTTCCTCCATGAGGGTCTCTGAGCCGTTTATGGCCTTGTGAAGAACGTCCCCTATATCCTCGTTGGAATAGATGGCGTTCTCAAGGTCGTTGGCGATAGCCAGCCCCTTCCTCTGTATGGACCGCTCCTTGACGATCATGGCATGATCCAGTATATGGGCCGATGACCCGATCTTGGAGGTAAGGGAAGCTATGTATATCGGCCCCCCAATACTCTCAAGCTCCCCGGATGACAGCATCGCTTGCGTGACCGTCATCATGTCTATGGGCTTTCTCTCCTTGTATAGCCCTGATATGGCCTTGAATACCGATTGGTTCCTCTTGTCGTAGAAATCGACCTCCGATAGCTCCGAGGCGATTTTCTCGAAAGCGTCGCTCTCTATGAGGCAAGCCCCGAGTATTATCTGCTCGATCTCCTTGGCTTGGGGAGGCAGCCTGCCGTCAATCGGGGACGATGTATGTGAGATCTGTGCGGTGTTCGTTCTTGCCATAATAAACCTTGTTTTTATCTATTGCGTTAATCAATGTCATTCTCATGTCAATCTCCTTGGCCCTGCTTTTTTTCTTGTGCTTCCATCCTGCGTCTGTTGCCCAGAAATTTGTGCAAGCCTTCTCTAGGGATAGTTTTATGTTTACGCCGGGATAATAGGATTGTTGAGTCTCCATGATCTTTGGATCGTCGCATATGCTCTTATATGCGCTACGGACTAAATCCAAATAGATGCTGAAATCATCTTTCCATGTTTTCTCCTTTTCTGTCTCAGGGTTATCGCCCGTGTCCGGAACGGAAGTGACGGCACCTCCCGATTTGGGGGTAGGGGGTATATTATTATTATCTTTATTATTATTCTTGCCCTTACCTTGCCCTTTATTTTCGTCACTTGCCCCTAGGCTTGCCCTTAGCTCGCCCAAAGAATGCTTTAAGTACTTGATTTCTTGTTCTATGTCTATGCCATTACCCTTGCCCTTATCCTCGCCCTTGTCTATATTTATAGGGTTGTATAAATCATAATTGCATAGAGTTATCACATTCATGCCTTGGGATGCGTCTGTTGTTATCATTCCGTCCCTTTTAAGCATGTCCAAGAAATTTCGGACCTTTTTCTCTGAGTCCCATTTCCATTTTTTGGAAAGAAAACTTATGGATGCTGGATATTGTCCTCTTCCGTATGTTATTTCTCTACCTCCGATACTAGCCTTAAGCTGCGTTGCCTCAAATCGTGCTGACTGTATTAAGTCTATCCACGCTTCGCACTCGCTAAAAGTCCGGGATGCTTTCCATATTCTGTGAGAAAATAATTTACGGGATAACATGATAAATCCTTTATCCATATCAGTTGTCGGCATTTTCCAATTCCTCTTTTAGGAACTTTATCAATCTTCTAATATCATCCTTACTTATTTCTACGCTTTTGGTCATGTAGTCCGAATATTCAGATATGAAAAAACTTATGCACTCATCAGATTCGCTTAATGGGCTTACCTCTAATGCTACACAAGGCTCAGATTCTGATATGAATTTCATAAATGTACTCATGTCTCTATATGTTTTATATTATTAGTCAATATATTATTCCTCTATTATACAATTCCTCCCTATATTGCTCCAACGCCTTAAGGCATCGCTCCTTGTCCATGTATCCCATTGGCATTATCCCGGCCAACCTTGCGTTGCATCGGTCTATGCCATATTTGAGATCCGTGTTTGACATTCTCTTTATGTCCATGATTGCTTAATTTTAAAGTGTACGGTATACTCCCCGGCCGGAACCGGGGCTTTTAAAATCTTAATATGTGAGTAGGGTAAGACTATTTTATAGTCCTCTTGATCTCGTCCATCAACCTCTCGGTTATCCTTGGATTATGCGCAAATGACGGGGCTTTGAGCGTTTAGAAACTTATCTACGAAATATATTTGCCCTTTTCCCGTGACCTTTGTGGTCGTAGATACAAGGACGGACCCGTCAGGTTTGTTTATGGTTGTTTGCTTGATCTCGAATAATCCTAACTCCATCGATTTTTGCGACGGTTGATTATAATATTGCCCTTTTTGACATAGGTAACCGTTTTTACGTAGCCACTCGAATAACCTGTTTTGTCCGATTTTGATGCCGTTTTGCTGCAATATCTTTGCCAACTCTGCGATCAGGCATGAACGCCGGGATGTGGACACCGCATCGGCGAATAAGACCTTGGGAGCGTCAGAGCGAATCTTTTGCTCGGCCTCTATACGCTTTTGTTGTTCCTCTTTAAGGTTTGTGGCCAATTGGATCAAGAAATCGGGCGAGGTCAATGCCTTTTCTAATGTGTCATTTGTCATATACGCTCCATGTTTGCGGATGGAAGGGAGAACCTCTCCACATACCCAGTCTTGGAATGGTTCGGCTTGCGGCTTGTCGGATCGCATGATTACCTTGTAAAGATTCTTTTCATTGACAAAATTCATTTGTTGTTCTCTACCAATTGAATCGGTGACCCCAATCCGAATGGGGGCATCCGTCAATCTTGATTGTACAGCGTCTACACGCAATCCTAAAATTTTGCAAACATCCGCAAGGCAAAATAAAGGGTTCTCACTTGTCCCGGCTACTCTCACTTCTCCGAAACGATCGTTCTTGAATATTTCAATTCCTTTCATAATACGTAAGGCTTAAATTTTAGATAAAAGATTTCCAAGCAATCCTTATGCGGATCACTTGAATGATAGTTATTACAGAACTCACGAAACGCATCGTAAAGCCCGTTGGAGAGGATGAAGAAATACGCCTTGTTCTTGGCGTTCTTCTCGATTTCAAACTCTTGGTAGGATACAGTTCTCGCACTGCTGGGCGTAGATGAAGAAGTTAATATACTTCGCTTCTCCTCTAATTTCATTTCCTTGGTCATTGTTGATGAAATTTGAGTATAAAAAGAAAGCTGTCCGCTTCCCTATTTCCGACCAAGGAAACTACAAATCATATCGAAGAGTAGCCAACAAGGGAAGACGAACAGCTTATATCTTTGGATATAACACAGTCGAATGGATATAAAAAATCCACCCTTCGAAATGTTTATGTATGTTTCCTTGGTCTGTGAAACACCACAAAGATACAACTCAAATTCAAAATGCCAAATGATTTTGAATAAAAAAGAGTGGCCGATTACCGAAACCACTCTTCACTATTTTTTATGTAATATTAATCCTATTCCTTTTTTGCCTTTTTCGTATTGAATGGAGACACATTTTGCATACCGTCGATATGCTCAAACAATTGAGGTTCTACATTTGCGCCCATCGGGTCTAAGATGAAATCAATGCCCTCACGCCTAGCCAGTTTTGCTGCCGGGACAAAGTCGGAATCTCCGGAGAACAAGACAATCGTATCAACAAAACCTTTTAGCGCCAATGAAGCGATATCTGTCCCAATCTTCATGTCTATCCCTTTTTGCTTTACATCCAAATATACATCCCCCTCTTTCAAGTCCTCGATCTTGATTGTCCCGGAAAGTAGTCCTTTGACTGAACTTGGTCGTATCATCCAGTTGTGGTTATCCTTTAGGGTCCCCATTCGAAGTGCTACTTTACGCTTTTTCTTTAATGCGTTGACTAATTCCATTTTAAACTTATACTCAGGAGTCTTGCTAAAATCAATTGCCTTTTTGGTTACTGGATTATGGGATTTCTTATCTAACGGGAAACAGTCATAATAGAAAATCCTATACAATGTGTTTTTACCTCCAACATGCTTCATCGCCATTGTATACAACAATTCCGCAACCTCTTCCCCTGACTTTCTTTTGTCTTTATTGTATTGTGCGTTGAAACGTTTGATAAAAAAGCCGCCATCTATTAAAATGGCGACTTTAACAGGAGGAAAATTTGTCTCTTTTTTTGCCATACCATTTAAAATGTAAAAAAAAATGCCCAAGGGTTGGCACATCCATTATTCAATAGCGGCATTTGCAAGGACGCTTTCGGATGTGCGTAGCCATGAGCCTAATTATGATGCAAATGTAAAGCATATAAGACGAAACGCAAAGAATATAATCAATTTTATTTCATCGTATGTTATAAAACATATCTTGTTCACATTCTAAATTCGATTCCATATTATGCTATAACGGTGTCGGTCGAGAAGGGTCGATAACCTCATTGTCTCGTTTTTGCTCTTTCCATTCCCTGAACTCTTTTAGTTCAAGAATGGAGTGGAAACCTCCTAGAACGAATGAATATACCATTGGGAGTTCTTGTATCGTATATCCTCCAGCCTTGCTTAAAAGAGACATCCTCAGTTTGATGTCTCTTTTTTCTCTTAGATAGTTTAAGATTTCTATTATCATGATTTAATCATATTGATTGCTCTTTTTAAATACCAAACAAATTGAAGTTTTTTTAGAACCACGGAATATATCCCGGTGGCGTGTTGTCCTTGTCCTTGAATCTTTTTAGATGCTCTTCCACGTTCAATCCCTCCCTTACGAGGATGATCGTGTTCTTGTCAACCCTTACGGGTATCCTCTTGAATTTAGGCTCCGGGAGTATATCCCCGTTTGCCTTCGTGTTCGCTTTGATCGTTCTCATATAAGTTATCGTTTATAGTTGTCACAATACCGGAAGGAGTTCGCTACCCTCCCGGTGTTCAATATCTCGCACCATACGGCCAGACCCTTGTGAGGCTTGCCGTGCACGCAATCGGCGCATCTGATACGCTCTGGTTGCTTCCCATATTTCATTAGAGAAAAACTTACGAGAGAGCATTATGAAACCCTTATCCATATATTAAAAATCAAAATCCGGAGACTCGCCGTCCTGCAGGGACTTTAGTTTTTGGTCTACAAGGTGTCTTACGTCCCATATGTTTACAGGTTGTATTTGCAGGTTCTCCGCTATTTGCCTTGCAACTCCCTCGGAGACAGGATTTATAGCGTATATGGCCCCCGATGAGAGAAAGCGGGTGAAACCGGGCTGGTTACTTGTATCCGGAACGTCTACCCGAAGCATATTGGTACCGGCCACGTTCTGTTCCGTACATCTTCCCGCTATCCTTGAATGGCCGAATAACTCGACCACGCACCATAAATCAAATTTCTCTTGTTCCATATTATCTTCTCTTTTTAAAAGTGTTACAAAATCTCGTGGAGTTAGCGACTCTTCCAGCATCATGTATGATGCACCAAACGCATAGCCCCTTGTGAGGATGTCCGTTGGCGCAATCGCCACATTTCACCTTTTCTTGCTCGTCTTTCTTCTTAGCCATTTCAATCCTTTATGCCTTTCTGATCCCTCAAATCCTTTATGCGTTTCTTGTAATCTTCGATCATCAATTGGTAATCGAATGCCGAGAGTTTAGAGATAGAGTGCTTTTTCACCTCAAGCTCGTTAATTACTTTTATGCCATACTTATTTATCAAGCCCTTGGCATAACCGATGTTGTTGCCCTCGTCGAAACGGTTGCAAGACCTGCATTGAGCGTTGCAGTTTCTCTCGCTGTATCTGGTACCCATATGTGACCGGTTGACGAAATGTCCGCAATCTGCCTCTTTCCAATGCACGATCTTCCCACAGCTTATGCAACGGCAATAACCGTTGTTGTCAGCATCCCTTATTCTTATAAATACGGAGAATATACGGTCTAGTCTGTTCTTTAAAGAGGTTATGTTCTTTACTTTTCCCATGGATGTTTTCTTTTTTCGTTTATTAATAAGAATCCTGCCAAGATCACTGCTATAAGTCCGAGTATTGCGGTGATAAGGTATATGGCCATTGTCAAGTGATCTAAATCTTGTATTGTTCCCATGATTATATGTTTGTTATTCGTGGACGGTGCCGGGATCGAACCGGCCTCTTTACGTCATGCGCACTCCGTAACGTTTCATCCCGGAATACTTACCGCCCGAAATCCCCGCATATCCTCACGGGCGGCGGGGATAATCATTACTAAACTAAATCTAATACCATGAAAAACACACTAATATCAATATCAAACCTCTAGCTCTTCAATTAAGAGTTGTCCACATCCCATGAACCATACTTGGGAAGCTGGTGATTTCTGGAGCAAGGCGATCTCTATTGCGGCCTCCTTGAACTTGCTCTTGTCATGCCCGGCCTTTTGCCTGATGAAGGATTGCGTTCTCGTAATGAGATCTCCGTCCCCTTCCTTGGGATCACGGGTTATGATATCCTTGCATTCTCTCATCTTATCCTCTATTGATTTAGAGGTGTCGGACAATGATTTCTCTATCTCTTTTTTATCGATATCTACAACTCTCTTATTGACATCCGCGTTGAACGGGAATACGTCCATGATCATTGTCTCCGTGACAGAGGCTATGGTGTAATCCGCCATTGTCCCCTTCATGCCTTCTTCTAGCACGGTTATGGCCTCTTTTAGACTAGAGGCTTGGGCAAGCATTTGTGCGGCGGTTTTCTTTTCCGCTCCGCTCTTCTCGTCCAACGTTATAAAATAAACCTTGATCTTATAGAACCGGTCACCGTTTTCGTTGAAGAACAACTCGGATAAACGAGCTCGTTTGATGTCTGTTACCGTGAATTCACCCGTGATGAAGGGGCGGATCTCCTCGATGATGCGAGCTTCCGCTTCCGTAAAAGACAGGGCATCTACTAAGTAAGGTTCCGTTACTTTCTTTTGCATACCGTTCTCCAACATCTTCTCGTAGGAGACCTTACATTCAAAATAGTTGTGCATGTCGCTAATAGTTTATGTTGTATTTCTTTCTTTCAAACTGTGGGACATACCCCTCGCAAGGGGTGTTTCCGTCAAATAGGGCCGAAGCCCTTGTTGTTTCCCCATCTTTTTTAGACGGGTCTTTCCAATGTCTCTGCCGTTGATGACAGAGGCAATGTTTTTTAGAGCAAGCCTCATTGAGGCAGTATTTAAGATCTCTCATTATCGTATCTCTTATAGGTTTCCAGCTTCTTGACCTCCTTTTTAAGGAGTCTGGCCGCATCCATGTATTTGACGCTGCCATGAGGAGCGGTAATAATAATGTTCGCATGCCTCACGATCTTTTCTATTAAGTAATTTGGAGGCCTGTCACTTTTTCTCATGATTAGAAATTTGAGAGGTTTCTCATGAAATCGTATTCGGATATGTCCCGTAGGAATACCGAGAAAATCACGTCCTTGACACGTTCGTAGAGATCCATGAACTCGGCCTCGTCCATCTTGTCGAAGGCTATCGACTTCGGGATCTCTATCCATTCCTTTCGGGATATGCTGTAGGCCGTATCGCAATGCCCGGCGGCTATCTCGACGGTCTTCCGGAAACACTCCACGCTCTCCTTGAAATGCGCCGTGGTCCTCTCGTTCTGGTAAGACCAAGCGCAATTTATCAAGGCGAAATACTTCCTATGGAAATCTATGTTTCGTGCAAGCGTTATCTTGGCCTTGTAGACCTTGCCTAGCTTGAGCTTTTTCTTCTCGTCATAGTCGGAATCATAGCATGGCATCAATCCGCCGGCGGTGTTGAGCAAGTATAGTTCCATTAAATTAAAAGTTTAGAAAGATCTATTAAAACCAATTTTTCTTTGATATTTCTCGCTTTTAAAATATCATAGAAACAAGACATCGCTTTTTCTTCGGTATCTATTTTAGAACCATCCAAGGTATAGCAATACTTGTCTTCGTAATTTACAGTTATACCTTTGTGTATGTTTTTATGGGCTTTTCTTGACATTACAAAAACAGAATAAGGTTTATTGTAATTCCAATGATGCAATTCCTTACCTTTCACAAGAAATCCCTTTGACCTGAATTTTCTTGATAATGTAGATTCTATAGGGCATAAATCTTTTGTCTTTTTAAATTTGTTTTTATACTCTAATCTTTTAAACTTTTCTCTTCCCCTTTCTCTTTCTTTCTCCATCCATTCTCTATCCTTTGATTTGACCAAATATCTTTTTTGACTATCATTTTTTGCGCAATCTTTGCATTTATTTAAGTGTCCATCACGCATTTTAGAATGTTTGTAAAATTCAGAAAGAGACTTTATCTCTCCACATTTAAAACATCTCTTTGATTCCATATGTTAAAAAGGTAACTGGTCGTCTTCTCCGACCGATGGGGCGTTGTTGATATCCTCCGGTGAGGGGATGTTGCTCTTGAACGTGGATTCCATCAAGTCACCTATGCCATAATATACGCCTTCCTTGCGCTCCTCTTTCCTCGGCGCACAAGACACGTAATGCGTATAGGTGCGGTTGTCGAACGTGACAGGCTCTTTTTTCTCCCCGATCGAGATATTGAGGAAGATCTTCTCCCCCTTGGCCGTCATTACTTTTTTCATCAACTCCTTCGGTATGTCGCTCAAGCAGATTGAGCCGTATAAATTTGCCATAATGTTTATGATTTTAAATTTTAGATTTATAAGCGGGGCGGTCGGTTATTCGCTACGGCAGGGATAACCACCGTCCCGTAGCCACGGCATGCGTGGATTATTTTTTGTTGAATGTTATAGAATATGACATCTTAGCCATCCTTATCGCCGGATGGATCGTGTATATCTCCCCGGTCTCGTCATCAATGACTGTGGTATTATCCGGCACCGTCTTCAGGAACGCCTCCCGTTCTTTTATCTTGGCATCGAGAAGCATCCTTTCCTCGATCAGCCTAGCGTAGACCGGGTCATTGCAATTGGAGTGGTCGTAGGATACGCCTACCTCTTTTATCTTGACCGTGGCCCCGTTCCAAGAGCGCTCCTTCCCGTATTTATCGATCTCGGAAAGGACAGCGTCTTTCATCCGGTCATCGTCCAGCGTCCTCTTGATGGTCTCTTGCATCGCCTTTAGCTTGACGACGTGTGATACGGGATCTACCTCTCCTTCCAGTACCGGGTTCAAAAGGTCTATGGATAAAGCCTCAATCTCTCTTTTCGTTAGCGGGGTCTTGCCGCTTAGCTCTAGTTCTTTGCTCACGACAGGTTATTATTTATTTTATAGTTGTTGTATATCTCGATAATGGATTCCATCTCCACCTTTCCGACGATGTAGGACTTGTTTATAAGGCTCTCCACGGAGAAAGGCTGGTTGGATTCCTTGGCCTTCTTCTCGTTCTTGTATATCCACTTAGATATGGATTCCATGGCACTCTCATTATTTATATGATCTCTCGTAAGCTCTTTCTTCTCGTTGGAGTTAGCCTTTTTAGGCTGCTCTTTAGGCTGCTCCTTTTGGGTGGTATTACCGCTCGCTATGTTAGCGTCCTCGTCATCGTCAGCCACGATGCCAAGAATGGCACAAAAGGCGTATCTCTTGGCGTACGTGATGGCCGATCCTATGGATTGAGCGTCCGCCGTATTGGATGGCATCCTTACCTTGGACGATATCCATTGACCGGAGGAATGAAGCAGTATGGTCCGGATAGAGTAATCATCCTCTATTAGCTGACATACTGAAAGTTCATTGTCGGCTAATGGCTGTTTCGCTGCCCTTTTGCATTCGGATAGGTCCGCGTACTTAAACTTGTACTCTCCTCCTGTTTTAGTCCTTACCTTGACCTCGGAATTGAGGCTTGGTTGCTCTAGCGATCCTTGGAACTTGGCCAACGCTATCGCTAATTTGTCAATCTCTTCTGATTTGTCCATGTTATCGTGTATTTAAATTCGTCAGCCTCCGGGAGTCGAACCCGGACTAAGACCATCGGCCGCCCTTCCCTCACTACCGTGTCCCTTTCCTCCGGGCCAATGATATCGTCATGGCCTACCACTTGTCTAGGATATCGGTTGCCGGTCTGGGTAGGGGTTGCACCTCGTAAGGGTAGGTGTTACCAATTATATGAATCGCATAGGAACCTAAGCTCTTCCATGCTCTCCTCATATTCCTCGTCGTCTTCCTCCCCGTCGTACTCCGGTTCGCCGTCGGGGTCTTTGATGTAGATGTCTATCATGCGCTCCATCGATAAGCAATGCCTTGGGGCTATTGTATTTCTTTAAATACCCCTCCATCTAATTTGTAATATGTATCCGCCTTTATCTTCTCCCCGTCAACAAATTCCGTTTTTACGCAAATGGGGATATATCTTTGCTTTTTATCAGAATAAGACCATTCGGATAATGTTATCCATGATCCTTTTGAGGCTTTTGCTACAGAGTTAATACCTGCGCACATGATGACACAGTCTTCGCCAGTGCTGTCAATCTTGGCACCGTCGCCGGACGAACCAATCTTGGCACCGTAGCCGGACGAACCAATCTTGGCACCGTCGCCGGACGAACCAATCTGGGCACCGTCGCCGGACGAACCAATCTGGGCATCGTCGCCGGACGAACCAATCTGGGCATCGTCGCCGGACGAACCAATCTGGGCACCGTAGCCGGACGAACCAATCTTGGCACAGTTGCCGGACGAACCAATCTGGGCACCGTCGCCGGACGAACCAATCTGGGCATCGTCG